ACAGGAGGTTTTTATGAGAACAAAAATGAAGAAATTGAGAACAGCAGAAATCAGGAACAAAATTATAGATTTTTATTACAGAGATTTGCTTCCCCTTCAGAAAGTTTGTGAAAAACTGAATTTGAGCAGAGGAACATTATACAACATAATGCAAGAATTTGGTCTTCCTATGCGAGAAGGAGTCAGAAAAGTTCAAACATCCCCAGAGTGCAAATGCAAAAACAAAAATACAAAAATTATCAGAATCAGATATAGTGGTTCTGATATTATCAGAGAAAGATGGTGTCCAAAATGTGGTAGAATTATTATAACAAAAGAACAAATAATTGGTGAAAGAGGAACTATAGATGATAAAGTAGCATCTATATCTGCTAATGAATAATATTAAGTTTGTTTGGAATTTTATTAGGGATTGAATTATGAAAAGATTTTTGTTATGGTTAAAACTGAAGATATTAAAACTCTTTTATTCAGATTTTGAATTGTGAAAACGTTTTCATTAAAACAACCTTTTAATTTCAATGATGTTCCTACAATAAAGAAATTCTATCTTTCAAAAAAGAAAATTCGTGCAATTGTTGGTCCTTTTGGTTCTGGTAAATCTTCTGGTTGTGTGATTACCCTCCTAAAAATAGCATGTGAACAACAACCTGACCCACATGGAATTAGAAGAACCCGTTTTGCTATAGTAAGAAATACTTATAGAATGTTGAAAGATACAACGAAGAAAACTATTGACTATTGGCTTCCCTTTGCAGAATGGAAAGAATCTGAAAGTAAATATATCCTAAGAATGAGATTAAAAGATGGAACAGTAGTTGAATCAGAATGGTTGTTAAGGGCTTTGGACAGACCAGAGCATGTTGCTAATTTATATTCATTAGAAGTAACTGCTGTCTGGTTAAACGAAGCAAAAGAAATCCACAAAGAAATATTTGATACAATTGAAGGACGACTTAGGTATCCACCAACTATAAGAGATGAAAATGGAAATATAATTTATGGACCAACATGGATAGGAATTCTTCTGGATACAAACCCTCCAGACGATGATCATTGGTTTTATAAGTATTTTGAGGAAAATAGACCTGAAAAGGCTGAGATTTTTCATCAACCTTCTGGATTATCTCCCTATGCTGAGAATGTCTCTAATCTTCCTGAAAATTATTATGAAGACCTATGTGTTGGTAAAGACCCTGAGTGGATAGATGTTTATGTTCATGGACTGTATGGGTCTGTAAAATCTGGAAAACCTGTATTTTCAATGTATGATGATAAAATTCACTGTTCTAAAACTCCATTAGCTCCACTACCTGGACTTTCCTTAATATTAGGTATGGATTTTGGTCTCACTCCTGCATGTGTTTTTATCCAAAAGCCTCCAAGAAGATTACTTGTTCTTGATGAACTTGTTGCTGAAGAGCCAATAGACGTAATTGAATTTATTAAATATTTTGTCCTGCCATTTATAGAGGAGAATGAAGCTTATAAATTCAAAAGTTTTGTTATTATTGGTGACCCTGCTGGGAAGGCACGGTCACAAATTGATGGTAGGTCTGTTTTTCAAGCTATATCTCAACTTGGCTTGAAGGCTTATCCTGCTTATTCCAATTCAATTCAGATTAGATTAAATGCTGTAAACAAGTATCTTTTAGGAATGGATATAAGTAGGAGTGAAGTAGCTCCAGCATTTCAATTATCCCCTACTTGTAAAGTTCTTAGACAGGCTATGAAGGGAAAGTATAGAATGAAAAGAATAAGTGTAGGGACTGATATGTATTCAAATGTTCCAGAAAAGAATAAATGGTCACATGTTGCAGATGCACTTCAATATGGAGCATTGGGATATAGAAAACCTACTTATGATATATCAGAAAGTGATTTTTCTTCATCAGGACAAAATGCTATAACTATGTTAGGAGGTGGGTTTTGATAGAGTTTATTCCAGTAGATAATATGCCTACAGCACTTCCAAGTCCAGAGCCTGGTGAAGTTCCAGAAGAATTAAGACCAATGACTAACTTGACAATGGCAAATTTATCCCAGTATGTATTGTCAAAATTTGATGAAGCTAAACGGGCAAAGCAACCTATAGAAGAACGTTTAATAGATTGTATGCAAAGATTTAAATCACAATATTCAGATGAAAAATTACATGAATTAAAACAAATAGATGCTCCTGAGATATATATCCCTCTTACTTCAATAAAATGCAGGGCATTGACTGCATGGCTTGTTGATGTTCTATTTCATGATGAAACATTGCCTTATGATATAGCTACTACTCCTGTTCCAGACCTTCCATTGGAAATACAACAAATACTTGCACACAAGGTATTTGATGCTATAGCTCCTATATCCAAATATTTGCCTTTTGAAGATTTACAGTCATTTGTTATTGATGCTAAAGATTTAGCAGAAAAGGAACTTAAAATAGAAATAGAAAAATACTCAAAAAAATTAGCAGAGGGCTTTAAAAAGAAACTTGATGATGTATTAATCGAAGGTGGGTTTCATGAGGCACTTTCTTCTCTATGTGTAGATATTTCTATATTTCCTACAGCTATAATTAAAGGAGGTATTCTTTCAAAAGAAAAAGGATATGTAAGAACTAATTTAGGTCTTGAACCTAAGGATAAGGAAGTATATAAATTTAAAGTTGTGTCTCCTTTTAATATATATCCTTCTCCTTATGCAACTGGGTTTGAGGACTACGTTATTGAGGTTTTGAATCTTCTACCTCAAGATTTATATAAACTCAAAGGTCTACCTGGTTATAACTCTGATGTAATTGATGATGTTTTAGATAGATATGACCAGGGATATAGATTCCATCATCTTTCTTATACTGCGACAGTTGATTCCCTTGAGGAAAATGAAGGTGCATCGGAGGCAGACTATCCTTATATTGATGTTCTTGAATTTTGGGGGTCAGTAAAAGGAAAACTTCTTCAAGATTATGGTTTGTCAGTTAATGACCCAAATAAGTATTATGAGACTACTATTTGGATGATAGAAAATATGGTTTTGAAAGCTGTATTAAATGAAGACCCACTTGGATTAAAACCATATGCAAAGGCGTCATTTATATCTTTACCCTACTCCTTCTGGGGAATAGCTCTACCAGAAGTGATAAGTTCTATTCAGGATTCAGTAAATGCAATGGCTCGTGCCATTGTGGTAAATTCTGTTTTAGCTTCTGGTCCGTTAATAGAACGTAATATTGATAGAATTTCTGACAATGAACCCAAAGCTATAATTCCTTGGCATATGTATGATACTCATGAATCAGCGATGAGTGAAGCTCCTGCTTATAGATTTAATAATATACAATTGGTTGCAGATAGGTTAGCTATTGTTATGACTTACTACATGAAGATGGCTGATGAAACTTCTGGAATACCAGCCTATGCTCATGGTGACATCACTGTTGGTGGTGCAGGTAGGACCGCAAGTGGGCTGTCAATGCTTACTACCAATGCTACACGAGGTATCAAGGCAGTTTTACGTAATATTGATTCAGGTATTATAAATCCAGTTGTTTCCAGAATGTATTATACATTAGTTCCCAAATCTAAACTTTCTGAGATTCCAGATTTGAAGATAAGAACTAAAGGAACATTATCCCTTGCTGAAAGGGAGATGGAAGCTACAAGAGCACTCGAATTATTGAGAATAGTCTCCAATCCGATTGACCAACAATTGGTTGGTGTGGAGGGAAGGAAATATTTATTAGGCACTATTGCTAAATCCATAGGTATAGACCCAGATAGGATTTTTGGCTATTCTGATGAGATACAGGAATTGATTAAACCAATTCTTGAACAGATGCAGATAGGGCAACCTACCCAAACAAAAAGTCCTTTAAATAGTGTCCAAAATGAGGCAGTTCAGAAAGGTATAGATGTTTCAAGATTTTTGAGGGAGAATGGACGATGACAGATATTAGAGCATTGAAACAAGCATTGAAGGCTAATCCAAGATTGTATGAAGGAATGAAAAAATATATTGAAGATAAATTATATTTATCTCTTGTTAAAATGATTTCTTGTGAGGATTCGTCGAGGTTACATTTTTTGAGAGGCATTTCCCATTCTTATATGATTTTTCTACATGATTTTTTTGAAGAACCCTTACATAAATCAACGGAGGTTAAAGTATAATGTGGTCTCTTGAAACACGTATAAAGAAACATGAAGGGCTTATTTTAAGATACTATAGAGACAGTCTGGGTATTCCTACTATAGGCTATGGACACAACCTTACTAAAGGACTGCCTAAAGAACTGCTTGAAGTTTTGTTCCAATTGGATCTCAAAGAAGCATATGAAGATTTTATTTTTAGGCTTCCAGATAAATACAAACAGCATCTCAACAATGCTCAAAAGGGAGTCATAATAGAACTTATTTTTAATATGGGTTTATCATCTCTTTTGTCCTTTAAAAAAATGCTATCTGCCTTGCAGAATGGTGATTTTGAAACGGCTGGTGCTGAGCTTTTGAATAGTAGATACCATAAACAAGTTGGTTCTCGTTGTGAAACTTTAGCTAATATTTTGAAAACTGGTAAAGACCCTGATTTGGGAGGCATGTATGATTGAGATAACTGCACTTATTCCTATTTTAACTACCATCATAGGGTTTGCTGTATTGTGGGGTAAATTTACTGAGAAAATTAATGTTTTGAGTAGGGAGATACAAGCTATGGAAAAGAGAATGACAGCAAAAAATGGCACTCCTGTTTATGTTACTAATAGAGAGCATACACAAGTATATAAAGCTATTACAGATGATATTAATGAAGTAAAAGTTGCTGTTTCACAACTTGGGGAAGAATTAAGAAAACAAGCTATAGCAAATGCTAAAGAGTTTAGTAAGATTAGTAATTTTATGGGGAGGGTAGAACAGTTCTTATTAGAGCATGGTAAGAATAAAGTTTAGGAGGTAGACTAAAATGGTTAGACGAAGGACACTATCATATAAACGTATTTTGGGTGCTACAAGACGGCGTGGAAGACTTGTTACTGTTAAAAGGCATATAAAAAATAATACAGTTAGATCTAAAAGAAAAAGTAAGCATGTTAGTCTGGAAGGATGGGGAAGTCCACGAGCAAGAATGAGGGAGCGGTTGAAGAGACGTCAACGTATACGTAGGGCTATGTCTATTTCTAATAGTAGAAAATATTTAAAGAGACAATTGCGTCATGTTAAACGAAATATATCCAATGTAAAACGTATTATTAAAAGGTTGAAAAATGTTAGACCTTCTTCACCACGGGCAAGACGTATGGCTAATAAGAAAAGTGCTAATATGCTTTCCTATAAATCTAAAATGCTATCACGTGCACGTCGTATACAAGGTAGATTAAAGGCAAAATACTAAACTTGTGGAGGTAGTCGATGGCTACACGCAAAATAGAAGCAACTATAAATTCGGCAAATACTTTTTCTTCTCCTCTCAGACTTGAGAGGGGAGATTTTAACTTTTCTATATCTGGGACATGGGATGCAACTGTTGTGGTTCAACGTTCTTTTGATAAGGGTATTACATGGCATGGTGTTGAAGAATTTTACGAAAATGGTGAGTATGTTGGTTACGAACCAGAAGAAGGTGTTTACTACCGATTCGGTGTTACGACCTACAACAGCGGAATTATAGTTGGCAGATTAGCTCAGGAATAAGGAGGTGAGGCGATGGCTGGAAATGTATTTCAACGTGTATTCAAATTACTTAATTTAACTGATTTATTCAGAAAAAGCACTCGTGGACGTCTCCCAGAAGGAAGCCTTTTGCGTATAGATGACCACGAAGGCAATCAAATAGTGGCTGTAAAAGAATCAACAAGAGAATTATACTATCGAGATAAACTTCTACGGGAACAGGTGGCTGATTGGAGATTTCCTGTAAATCTATTTCGTGGTTATGATAGGTTTATAGTCAATTCACGGGCAACGTTAGCAGATTCTACTGATCCAAATACGGGATTTTCTTCATTTACTATCAGCTCTGTTGTGGACACTACAGTAACAGCTACAAACCATCCTATGCAAGCTGGTCATCTACTTAAAGATAGTGCTGGAAATGTGTTTGTAGTAGTTAATGTTACTGATGCAAACACTTTTGAAGTGGACAGGACAGGGTGTGCGACTGGAACTGCAAGTGAAGTGATACCAGCTTATGTGGGAGCTAATAACTATGCTCCTGATGGATGGGAGAAGTATATGTCTTCATATCTTAAATTGTATGTATTAGAGAGTGGGAAAGTAAAAGCCGTTCCAGATGTAACAGGTGGCCTTCAGTGGAGATTCCCAAGTTGGGGGGACGAGGAGTGGTGGGTGGATCAGTTCAGAGGCAGAACAGTTACAGTTGGAGCGAAGTTAACTTCTAATGTTTCTAATCATGCTTGCATTGCTGTTTGGACTGAGGAGGGGATTTTGGCTCAGAGTCCTTACCATAGTGGAAGTGGTAATGCTGAATGGCTGGAAGTTACAGTAACCATTCCATTAAATGCTACCATGGTGAAGTTCGGCTTTTTCTACAATAGAGCATCAGGGGATGTAAAACATGAGGAAGTTATGCTCACCTATGGCTCTTACATAGGCGAAGGCAACTATGTCCCTGGGCATGGGTTAATTTTTTTAAGGAATATTTTCTCCCTTGATAGTCTTGCAGGACAATCTTTTTCTGATACATATAGAAGTTTAAATGTTGTTTCTGATTCTCAAGGGAAAATAGGATCTGGAACGAAAGCTATAAAGGCTGTATGTTTCTTCCAAGACAGCGACGCATCTAATACATATGCGGATATTAGTATAAAGGATTATACATCAACTGCTGTAATTGGCAGGTTAGTTCCTTCAATTAATAATAGGAAATATGCTCAGCAATTGGAGATTATTTTAATGGATAATAAATTTATTTTTGATATTAATGCGTCTGGTGTTAGCACTGCTGTATGCTATTTACAACCTTACGCAGTGGAGGTATAAGATATGCAAATTAAATTTGTCAACACAAGACGAAAATTGGAAAATGGCATACAGGTTGTTAATTTTCAACTAACAGATGACGTTGGAAATATCTACAAGTGGCATGCAAATATACCATCTGGGACTGATTCACAAGAGTGGTTAGAACAAAACAAAGAATGGATTTTATTCCTTATCAGAAGAAGGGAATATCCAGAAATGCCTGCTGAAATTAAAACACTTGAGGAAGTTGAAAAGTGGCTTGTAGATGGGTGTAAGGTAAAGATGCAGATTGGAGTGGACGAGAATGGAGAGCCTGTTTATGGTGAGAAAATAGCGGAGAAAATAAAGTTTAAGAATACTTGGGGGTAATAATATGAGTATATTTGGTTCAATCTTTGGTGGGGTTGTTAAGAAAGGTCTCGATATTGTAGATCAATTTGTCGAGGATAAAGATAAGGCAAATCAGTTGAAACATGAACTTACTTTGAGAATGCTTGCAGTAACTAAAAACGATCCTCTCTGCACCCGTCAGGGAATTGCTTGGACATTTCATATATTTTTTTGGGCAAATAAATTGTTAACTGGGCATTTTCCCCAAGATAAAATTTTTACATTTAAGGGTATAGATATAACTATTGGGTTGATTTATGTGTTAATTATAGCTTTTTATTTTCCTTTTAGATCCTTTGAAAAGCTGTTTAAGGGTTGACTTTTATAATGTTTTCGATAAAATACAATTAAGGGGGTTTTAGTTATGCAAGGAGCTATAAAGAAAGAAAACATTGATAAAACCAAAACTGTAGATGATCCTCAGAATTTACCATCTCAGAATGACGATGATAAACCTGCTTCCACTGACATGTGGGAGCATAAATACAAAACATTACAAGGGAAATATAATACTGAAATAGGGAGACTACAGGTGTCATTGCGGAATCTTCAAGCCGAAAATGAGGCATTGAAAACTGAGTTAAATACTCTCAAAGAAATGGTGCAGAAAAAAATTGAACCTCAACAAGATCCTCTCGAAAGCATTAAAGATACTTTACCTGAGTTATATGATGCTTTGAAGCAGGCAACATCTAATTATGTTACTCGTAATGAGATAAAAAATCTCAAGCAAGAACTTTCAAAAGAGATAAAACCGTTTATAGCTTCTACTGTGGAATCTCAACTATCTGCTTTTGTTCCTGATTGGCTCTCACTTAATGATGACCCAGATTTTCTTGCATGGTTACAGCAAAAGGCTCGTTATTCCACTAAGACTTTACATGAGCTTATGCTTGAAGCATATGAAGCTGGGGACGCTAAAACTGTTGCCCAGTTTTTTATAGATTATAAAAAACAAAAAGCACCTAAGCCCTCACAAAATGTAGCACCTGTGGGGAGACAGGTATCAACTCCAAATACACCTTCCAAACCTGTCATCAGGCGGGAGGAAATAACTAAGTTTTACCGTGATTGTGCTCTTGGGCGTTATACCCCAGAGCAAAAAGCCCGAAAAGAAGCCGAAATTAAGCAAGCTATCTTGGAGGGCAGAGTAGTTGATTAATATTTTATAGGGAGGTGTATGCTATGCCAGTGCCAAGAGTAACTGGTTATCCAGACTATAATGCTACTAAAAACATACCTGTAATTTTTGCGGGGAAGACTCTCGAAAAATTTTATGATACATCTACAGTAGCTAATATAGCTACTACCGATTATGTAGGAGATGTAAAAAATATGGGGGATACAGTCTATATTAGGACTGTTCCTTCAATTACCATACGTCCATACAAAAAGGGTCAAAAGCTGGAACTTGAGTATCCAGAAAGCCCTTATATAGAATTTACAATAAACCGTGCTAAATACTACAACTTTGCTCTCGATGACATTGACCTCAAGCAGTTTGATTTGAATATGATGAGTAAATATGCTGATGATGCCAGTGAACAATTGAAGATAGAGCAAGATAGCGAAGTATTTGCATCTATATATGTAGATGCAGACCCAGCTAATCAAGGAACAAATGCTGGTGCTAAAACTGGTAGGTTCAATCTTGGGACTACTGGTGCTCCTGTAGCTCTATCTAAGACAAATATTCTTGACTATATCGTGGATATGGGTGTTGTTCTTGATGAACAGAATCGTCCAAGAACAGATAGGTTCTTGATTCTTCCTCCTCATATTGCTGGAATGATAAAAAAGTCTGATTTGAGAGATGCTTCTATTACTGGAGATAGAGTTTCTCCTCTTAGGAGCGGACTGATAGGAAGCATAGATAACTTCAATATATATATTTCCAATTTACTTCCTATTGTGGATGATGGTGGGACAAACTGCACTTATATCTATTTTGGTCATAAATCTGCTCTTGTGTATGTGATACAGCTTGTGAAAGAGGAAACCTATAGTCCACAAGATACTTTTGCAGAAGCAATGAAAGGACTTACTGTTTATGACTTTAAAGTTATACAGCCTGGAAGTCTTGGAGTTCTTTATTGTGAAGTATAATTGAGGAGGTGTAAACTATGGCAACCATAAATATAATAAAAGTTTCGACTGGTATTCCCTTTAAGTCTGCTGGGAAGACCTTTGTAGCCGAACGTGAGATAGACTTTGACAATCTTACTGATAGTAGTGGAAACTCTGTTACTGTAAATAGTGGAGATACTATTCAAGCTATTCCTATAGAAGCTGGTGTTAGGGTTCTTTTTGTGGAGACTGAAATTGTAACATCTGCTGATTCTGCTACATCTGCAACACTAACTGTTGGAGATGGGGATGATGTAGATGGTTATGATGGTGATGTGAACCTTAAAGCAAGTGCTGGAACAATAGTTTGCACTGGTTCTGCTGATGCTTATTCTATATCTGGTAAACGTTATACTACGGATGATACTATAGATGTAGTGCCCACTTGGGTGGATGCTACTACTGTAAAGGGTAAAGTAAAGATAAGAGCTTTCTGTATAAAGATGATATAATCTCAAGGGGGCTTTATGCCCCTTTTTTATTTTTTAGGAGGTGGTTTATGACTGTGAAAAAGAAATCCGAAAATAAGACTTTAATAACTGAATCCAAACCTAAAAAGGAAAATCCTCCATACTTAAAGCATGTGCCTACTGGAAGGATTTATCCCTATCATCATATTACTGCTGAAAGGGGTGATATGATTCCTTACTGGAAGAAACCTGGTGAGAAATAATGACAAGAGCAGAAGTTCTTGAACAAGTTAGAAGATTATTGGCTGATGAGGAATTGCCGTATTTGTGGAAATCTGAGGAAATGGATTTCTACTATGATATGGCAGTTAAGGATTTCTGTGAAGATACAGGTATTTTTATAAAGTCTGTTCCAATGTCTACTGTAGCTAATCAGTATTTATATACTGTTCCAGGTTCTTTAATAAACGTTCAGGGAATTTCTGTTGATGGGAGCGACCTTACAAAAGTTCCATTTTCTTTTGTTGGTTCTATGAAAGGACAGACTGGAACAGTAAAATATTATTGTCTTGACTATGTTATTGGTAAATTTTTATTACATTGCACCCCCACTCAAGATGGAAATAACAATATAACTGTTAGAGGTAGTGCTATTCCAGAAGATACAGACATTGATGATGCTATTCCTACTAAGTATTCACATTATTTGATATATGGGGTTATTACAATGGCATTTGATAAAACTGAATCTGAAGTTGTTTCTCAATTGGCTCTGAAATACGAGAAAAAATGGGAATTAAAGAAAAGCAGAGTCAAGAAAGACCTTGATAGACTAAGGTATAGTCATATTAATGTTACTTTAAAACATCCAGGGTTACTATGAAACAGGTTTTATTGAGAACATATAAATTTTCTGGGGAAGCAGAATTACCTCCTACATATACATTCTCTGAAGAAACACCTTTTTCTCCTCTTCTGATTAATGCGTTTCCTACTGATGTTTTATCTTTGAAGCAACAGCCTGTTTCTGATTTAACTTTTATTGGGGAAGCTCATGTTCCTCCTTTTAGAGATTTTACATTCAGAGGATTGGGTAGAGAATGGTTGGTAGATGGAAACCTTCTTTATTATAGTAAACTTTTTGGTTCTATTGCTTCTGGGGGCTACCATTTTGAAGATGAATCTCTAAGACCCATTATATTTGATTCGATGGTCAAAGCATTGAGTATAAATCCAGATGGGGAGACTCCTCGTTGGGCATTATATATTTCTACTGTCAAAAATGTATATTTGTTAACTTTCAGTTCTGATGCTCCTGTAGTAAAGAAGATTATTTCTTCTCCTGCGTGTGGTGGTATTGGAGTTACAGTTCTTGAAAAGCCAATGGGAGAGATTCCTGCTGGAACACAAGTAGTGGTTATCCCTACCCATCGAGGAATTTATATTGCATCTGAGAATAATATTAGGGAGCTTACTCCTCAACATTCAAATATATTACAAGAATTTGATTATGTTCATGTAGCAACAAAAGTAGATAAATATGGTCAATATTTTTTGTTTTTATGTGCACCAAAAAAATGAAAACGTTTTCATTTGGAGGTAATTTATGGGAAATATAGTTATTTCAACAGGGTTATCAAAGGCACTTGCAAGCAAAGGGTCTTTGAAGGAGCTTCTTACTGATTTTGTTTTAGAAATTTTTTCTGGGGCTGTTCCATCCAGTGCCGATGATGCAGAGAGTGGAACAAAACTTGTAACCATTACTACAGATGGAGATTCATGGTCTGCATCTGTAGCTCAGGTAAATTCTTTTGATATAACTGCTCTGGGGAGTAATGGGGATACAATTACTGTGACAATTACTCCTATAAATCCTTCGGGGAACAATGAAGTAATACAATATACAAAATCTTCTTCTGAGGATACTCTCCTCAAAATGGCTCAGGCTGTTGCTAATATTATAAACAATCAATCTGAACTTGTAAGAGCAGTGGCTTGCGGGACTGGGACAGTTGTAATAAGCTCGAAGTTTAAAGGAGACTCTTTCTCTGTATCAGCCGTTGCCAGTGGTGACATTACTGTAAGTAATGTAACAGAATTGGTAGCTAATATAAGAGGTAAAGGTCTCCATTTTGAAAGTCCTCAAGGAATTTCTAATGGAATTTTGGAGAAGGCAGGAGATACCTGGAAGGGAACTGTAGTTGCAAGTGGGACAGCTTCTTATTTTAGAATAAAGGCAAATGATGATACTGGTGGCTCAGACTCAACAAAACTTCGTGTGCAGGGAACTGTTGGGACACTCGCAGATTCTCCATTACAGTTATCTGGGTCTTCTACTTTGTCTGCAAACACTGTTGTAACAATTGGGGCGTTTTCTATAAGAGTGCCTATGACAAATGGTTAAAAAGATATTATATGGGAATGATGCTCATAATTATGTTGGATTAGCAAGACATCTATGGAAACAACTGTCTTCTGGGAAGAAAGTTTATAGAATTGGGGATGCTTATATTGAAATATGCAAGGGGGATCAAAACTATATCCGTATCAGGGCGGATAAACCAGAACTGACAAGCATTCTTCTTATTGCTGTATATAAATGGAACGATGTCAATGATTTTGAGCTTGAGTTTTGGCGAGTCCTTTCTGCTGGGTGTATAGATATTATTTTTGTTCCTCATACAAACATTTCTGCATCTATTTCTTTTAGTGATATTATTTGTGGGAGATTTAATCTTTCCAATCCTCTTGAGTATATAGTTTATTTGAAACATTCCGAGCTGGTGTCCAAAACCCTTGTTGAGGACTACTATTACTATAACCATCCTAATCTTGAAAAGTTATTATGTCATAAGGCTGGCATAACTTATGGTGAAGTAAGTAGATACAAACTTTCTCTTGACTTTGATAGGATGCTTGCAGATGTAACAAAACTGGGATCATATTATTATCATAATGAGACTTGGAGTTATGATGAAAACCCCTGGTGCAGAAATAGAAATCCAGAAGACCCAGGACACTCTTTATACGGATACTATTTCTGGCAGGAGCTGGCTCATATTAAAAAGAATTTTTCTAAAAGAGTGATTCTTATCCAGGATATTTATGTAGACGATTTTATCAAGGAAGCCTATGTTCAGATGGATAAGACTCAAGTATGGAATGATATTTGGGAAGACTCTTTTAATCCAGTGGGGATTACTTACGGTGAATGTCCACCTTCCGAAGAGAATCTTGATCCTGGTTATAAACCCAATCCCAGAATAAGGGATAGGGTTTATTCCTGCTTAAAGTATGGAGATTATTCCCTTATTCTTGAGGATACCAATAGGATTTGGTGTTTAAGACGTTATGATACAGGAGTTTATGTTGATTATGACATCCAGCGACAGAAAGATAGGGAAGTAAAATACAACATTTATGGAGTTAAAGTTCTGAATAAAAATGATATTTACTTTGTCTCTTTTCCAGGAGAAGATGCAGAGAATCTTACTGCTACAATTGTTAATTATGGCAATATAGGTAGAACTCATATTGAGTATACTACATCCAAGAATTGTTATAATGGAGATGCTTATGCTTCTGACTCTCTTATTTTTTGTGGTTATAATGGTCAGTGGGCAATTTGTCCGTCTATTTCTTTATTAAGAAAAAATAAAATTACTTTTTGTTCTGAAATCAGATTTATTCGTTCTTTTTCTTATATGTGGGGAGCATTTGAATCTGAATCTAAATTCAGAGCAAGTATTATAGAGACAGAATCTGGATATGACCAAAGAGAAGATTTTATTCTTGCCTTCAGGAATCCTTTATTACAAAATTGGAATTGGTTTGGGGTGCAGGTAGTAGACGATGCAGACTTTGGGTATGGAGGGTTGGGATGGTCAAACCCTATGACTCATGGAGGACCTTATCTTATTCCATTTACTCAATGGAGGGACTTAAATTTTCCTAAATATCAGAGGAAAAAGGGTTTTAATTCTTTGCCCAATCATAATTATTCTGATATTATCATGATTCCTCATGTTCCCTATGCAGGGTTCTTTATTGCTCCAGAGGGAATTCCTCCAAGTATTAATTATGCTCTTGCTGGGAGTAGAGTCTTTCAGGATATGGTTTTACTTCAATCCAAAGGTAAAAAATGGTATATCAATGGTGAGAATTTAAAATGTATTGATAAAGAAAGATTATTAGGGAGGTAAATAATTATGGCTTTTAGGTTTTCAACAGGATTAAGGAATAAATTGCTTGGAAAGACTGTGGATACAGTTGAGAATGGGTCTTTTACTGCGGATACGTCAGGATGGAGTGCTATAGATGCTACTCTTGCATCTGTTTCTGGGGGGCAGGATGGTAATTGCCTCCAAGTAACTAATACAACCTCTGCAAATGGGTATGCTTATCAAGCTCAGATTGTGAAGAAGGGACATAGATATATGATAGAAATTTACCATAAGAATGGGACAACTACTGGGCGTATAAAGATTGGAACAAGTGCGAATGATGGGTCTTACGTTGATGAGGCTCTGGATGATTCTGATTGGACAAAACATTTATTTCTTATAGACGTTCCAGATACTGTAAATACTATTTATATTACTCTTCAGGTAAATTCTGTTGTAGCTAATGATACTTCTTTGTTTGATGAAGTAAAGTGTAAATGGGAATCTTCTTCTCTCAAGGAAATCTTTAAAAACTCAAAACTCATAATCTATACGGGTGCTCAGCCAACTTCACCTGATGAAGCTCCCATCGGAACAAAATTAGTTGAAATTACTACAAACGCTTCTGGTGAATTTGACCTTGAATTTGATGAGGCAAGCAATGCTTCTATAGATAAGAAACCTACTGACAATTGGAGTGGATGGGCTGTAGCAACTGGAACTGCTGGGTGGTTTAGACTTATAACCAATGGAGACTCAGAGGTTTACAGTGAAAATGACTGTAGGATAGATGGTGCTGTAGGGACTGCAAATGCAGAATTGATTATGGCAGATACAGACATTTCCAGTGGTTCAATACAAACTATATCAGTATTTAGAATAAGTATACCAGAGACACTATAAGATATGGCTTTACTAAACGAAATACATCTTAACTCTGATAGAAATCGTATTTGGGGGTATCTTTCTCGTGATTATGGTGTATTTGGAGATGATAATTATTGGTTTATGTGGAGGGCATTAGTTAGTGATGCTTTTTTAAGGGCATATAATTATAGTGGTGCTTTGTTGTGGGAACGGAAAATTTTTTCTGGGGATGATGATCATTCCTGTTTAGGAACAGGACTAATATGTAATAATCGCATCTATTTCTATAATTTTGGGGAAAACAAGGTAGGATGGTTTGCTTTTACTGGTGACCCTCCTTCTGATTATCCTACTTTTACTCCAATTCTGACTAAAGGAACGAATGTTGATGACCTGCAAGGTATTGATTCTTTTCAATGGTGGTCTGTTACTGTCTATCAAAATCAATATCTTTTTCATTGTGATACAGGAGCGAATAGAATTCTCGTTACTGATCTTGATGGAAATTATAAAGGACATTTTGGAACTTATGGAAGCCTGACAGGGCAGTTTTACCATCCTGTTCAATGTGTTTTTTATGATAGTTATCTCTTTGTAGCTGAAGAGGGAAACAGAAGGGTAAGCGTATGGAAGCTTAATTCTGTTAATCCGTTTGATATTGTTCCTTTAAATAGTGCTGGTATTTCAGGACTATCGGAAGATGAAGAGCCTCGTGGTATAGGAGTGTGTAAACAGTTAGGGCAGGTTTATATCATTTGTAAAGATAGAAAAGTTAGAGAATATAAGATTAATTCTAATTTATCTTTAACTTTTTCTGGAAATTATTTTGAAGTGGATTCAAACACGGCAAGACAGGGTGGTAGAGGTATAGTAGTAACAAATAATCAGGTGGTAGCAACAGCTCATGAGTGGCCTTTTCCTTATGGGGGGGATATATACCCTCAACACTCTATTTTAGTTCATACTGCAATAGAGAATCATATGTATGCTGATGCTGGTTTTGATTGTTATGGCCTAAGTCTTGGTGTTAATAATCCAATCAGTTTTGATATAAGAGCAGGACAACAGGGTATGTGGAAGGACCTTCTGTTATCTTTCATAGGAGAAGGTTATATACAGAATAATCGTATAAATGGTTTTCTTGGCTTTTCAATGCAAGCAAAACATGACATCTATGCCTGTATTGCTTCTTTATCCTTCAATATGTTTGCTGGGCAGAATGACCTTAGAAAAGAACTTCAGTTTTCTATCCTTGCTGAACATAATTATATGATGTCTGTTCTTGATTTTGACATTGAAACCAATACCTTTGCAAATGAGTTTTCTGAGGCTGAGAACGAATTAACATTCGAAATGGTTGCCAGCACTCCTTTATCTGCCTCTGTGAAAGTGGAATTAGAGCTAATACAGACCTCCTGTGAGGCTCTTACAGATAGACAGGCAGATATGGGACTATATTTAAATTCGTTGGAAGCACACATTTTGGAAGCTGGAAAAGCTATTCTGAAATTATCTTTACCAGTTATAGATTCTACTTTATTACTTCCTGTTGTGGCTACCTGTGATTTACGATTAAGTCTGGATGCAAATGGACAACTGGAAATTCCCTTTTCTCTAATAGGTGTATTAGAGACAGAATCATTGACCACTTCTGGGTTAGCCTACCAACCTGGGGCATCGACTGTGGATATAGATCTTCCATCTATTGATACCAATGGGATTGCCTATTGTGGTAGCGATTCAGGAGAAATGAGTATACTATTACCTATAATGGAACTGAGTTCTTCTTTAATTGTATTACCTACCATATCTTGTAAGATTGCTTTACCTTCCTTGCTATTAGAGGCAGTAGAATTGAAAGATATAGCTTCTATTAATGATATTTACCAGAACGGGTCATTGATACTTGCTTCTGGAACATATCCTCAAGTGGAAGGTGTTGAATTTCAAGGAGTTATTATAAATACAGCAACTAAAGCAGTTTCAAGAATTGCAAATACAGAATATTTTATAATTGATCTTGGAAATATTGACCTCCATAAGAAAGTTGTAAACCATTATCTTGAAGTGTTTATAACTGGGTATACAGACCAACCAGACCAATCAATTGGCGAATTGATTGCTGGTAATTATACCTACGAAATAGAACCTTGGATAACTGGGGAAGAATGGCGGGTAGTCATTGGCAAAGGGATTACCCGTAGAACTGCCCAGAATGTGGATAACAGATATTTAAATATTAAATTGAAACTGAAGAATAACTTTGAACTAAAGAGCATAACAATATTTGCTACTCCTACGAGGAGGCGTAGATGACAGTAGAAGAGTTAGTGGCTTACTATAATACTATAACTAACAATATATCTACCCTCAGCCAGGATGTGATGTCCTTTGCTGAAGGAGTAAATCAGACTCTCATAGACAATTTTACCTTTCCAGAAGAGGACGATCAAATTTCATGGTATGAGCATTTTTCTGACACTTTAAATGAACTCAAGAATCTGCCTTGGATGGATCAGGATTTGCCAGATTTCAAGACACAAACTGAAGATTATAAATCCATGATAACTTCTTTGAGGCAGGCTATAGATACTCTATTTGATTCCATTTCCAGTCAACTCCCAGATATTCCTTCAATTGAATCCAGTGGATCTTATAATATAGATACAGATATAAATTCTCCTTCTTACCCAGATGTTTCTTTGTTGAATATTCCTTCATTACCTTCTATTCTAGAAATAGCAGTTCCTATCATTTCTTCTTTTGAAGAAAAACAAGTTTCTAAAGAAAGATACAGTATCCAGGAATTATTACAATACATAACATCTATGTTCGAGGTGGTGCAGGGCTATCTTAATGATATGTCTCAAAGTATAGAAGTTTCTACTGATTTTGACTTCAACTTTTCTTCTATTCCCTTTATGAAGGATTTGAGTCGCTGGGAAGAAACGAAAGGCATATTAACCCCTTTTTTAAAGGAGATTAATCTTTCTCAAATTGAAAACGTTTTCAGAGGAGAATCTCTTGATTCCTATGTTTTTTCTGAAGAATTTGTTAAGGCTCTTGCTGATTTTTCTGACCAAATAGTTCGGGTTGCTCCCATTTCTTATTTGAAGACTCTCAAGATGGAAAGGGAACTTGATGCTATTATGGGGGATAGCTGGAATCGTGGGTTTTCTGATGATGTAATGGATGGCAGGACTTTCTATGATATTACTGTTCATAGAATCCAGAATGAAGCTGAACTTGCCCAACAAAAGACAAAGATTTTAAGGACTTATGGAGAGCGGGTTTGGAAGATGGTGGAAAATAAAACAGAGTTATATAAGGCTCTCTCTTCTTACATTCTTGTATCCTACTATTCTCTTGTGGATATGACTACACGTCTATATAATTTTCAGATTAAACAAATTGGCGAAAGATTAAATGCAGTTGATAAGACTATTAGACTTAATCTTGAGAAATTGCGAACTGCAATTGGATTGGCTAAGACTGAATTAACTGCTTGTAAAGCATATATACAGCAGTGGATTAGTAACCAAGCATTCTCTCTTGAGAAGCAAATTCTGGACAAAGAAACTTTCATTCTTGAATTGAAACATATACAAGAAAAGATGAGATTATTTGTTCAGGATATTAGAAGACTATCGGGAAAACTAAATCAGGATTTGTTAAATGTTCGTCTTTACCAATTGAAAGGGGCAGTGTTACAACAACAGGCAAGGTTTGAATCCATAAAGAATGATCAAGTCTTGTTAGAAAGCAAGAATGATGTCCTTGCCTCTATGCAGGATTTTATTGGTATGAATTTGCTGGAATCAAAACTTGGATTTATAAATAACTCCCAACGTGCTAAACTTCAGATTTTACAACTCTATGTTAATTATCTTGAGAGCATATTACGAAAATATAAATTTAGCCAACCATATTCTGATCTGTTGACTCAAATTTCTAATTTGAAGGCTCAACTATCAAAATTTGCTGTTGAAGCTGAAGGAGAGCAACGGATCAGAGGGACATGGCTCTCTCTACTGGGAAATAGAATAGAATCAGAAAGTTATGATTATAGGCTTATGATGAGAAAAATTCTTTATGATACAGAAAGAGCATTTGATCTTGCTCTAATGCACTTGCATAATCGTTTAAGTAAAGAATCTACCAAATACAATACTCTGGGAGATTATTATGAGAAGCAGATTCGAGGGGTTCTGTCTTCTGCCCACACAATAGTATCCATTACTAATAGAATTATGGAGGAGCAGTAATGGATGTAACTGATATGATAAGCAAAAGAATAGACACAATTCTTGCAGAATCCCAAAATACGACTAACAGTATTGCTCGATTTGTGGAAGAAGTGAGAAATCGAGGAGATCTTATTATTACTGCATCTTCTCCCCCAGATTTTGCAAACCAGCCTCTTCCTGTTCCTGATCTCCCAAAAGAGCATTCTGTTTCAGGGATAGATGAAATCCCAGAAGAAACTCTCCCAGAGAGAGAAATCAAGAATTTTGATATTACTAAATATATAGAAGAAATAGATTCTCTTATCCAAGATATTGTTATTGATCCTCCCAGTTTGGATTCGGTTTCTCAGACTTTACAAGATATTCCTATTCCTGGGATTCCAGAATCTCTACAAAATATAGATACTCCTTCATTGAATATACCTGATAACGTAACCATTCCCGAATTTGATAATGTGGATGCTCCTGCTATGTTTTCTATTCCTTTTCAAATGAAAGATCTTGTGGGGATTTCTGAGTTGGAAGCTAAACCTTTATTCGATGAAATCGAAAATATCTTAAACAATAATTTGAATTATCAGTTCTACCTTCAGAAATTGATTATTGGTCATAGATCAAGGATAGACGAAATTGTTACTTTATATTTGACTTTGATCAATTTGTTGAAGACTCAATCTCCTTATGAGCGATCCCGTCAGGCTCAAGATAAAATGAATTTCATTTTAAATGAAAAGGTTAAAACCCATGTTGATCCTGTGTATCTTAGGTTTTTGGAAGGTGCTCCCCAATCTCTAAAGAGTAAACTCAGCAAATTGTATAATCAGGCTAAAAACCTCCTTGATGGTCAGGTATCTGAAGATTTCTTTAGTGAAAATGTTTTCACTGATAGAGATAAAGAAGACCAATTGAAGAAATTAATAATAGATCTTGAATCGGAGCTTGATAAATTTGAGGAAACTCTTGTTTCTACAGTGCTATCCTTGTGGGATGTTTCTCAGAATTATGTAATGCTCTATCTTGGAAAGATGTTTATGGAGTTATCAAGGTTATACGAAAAAGAGATTTTGCTGGCAGGATTGTGGGAAACTCTCTCTACTATGGTTGTTACTTATAATACTCTATATAAAGATACCATGTCTAATTACTATAAATTAATCTTGCAGAAGGCGAACACAAATCTCCAATATATTGATACTGTTCTTTCTAAAAATGATAGTCGTTGGCAGATGTATCTTGAACAAATGAATATTCTTAAATCTATAGTTTCTAAGTATTCTGAGGATGTCAGGTCTTTTGAGGCTCGTGTAGCTAATGCAGAATCACAAGTGTCTATATCCAAAAATAGACTTTCTCTGAATCAAGCTAAAATAGAATTATTTTCAAGGGCAGTTAATAATGCTAAACAGCTTTATAATTTGCGTAGAGAGAAATTATCTTCTATAATAGAAGAGGGTAGGCTGGATATGGACGTAGAAAGACTAAAGCAGGGATACACAACAGAAAAAGCATCATTGTTAAAAGATGTCCAAGATCTGCATACTTCTTTACTTGAAACAGATATTATGCGATTCAGATATGAATTCAATAAATGGCTGGATCAGGAGCTTGCAAAATACCGACTTGCAGTCAGGCTGAATACAGAAAGGTCTCGATTATTACTAAACGCATACAATACTTTTATACAGAAAGCATTGCGACATACTTCCTATATACGGGCAAGCCAGAATATGATAGATAATTTTTCTGAAAGAGTGTCCATGTTGGCATTTAGTCCATTGGCATCTCTCTCAAATGGCTTACATACATCAATAGATGCAGTTTCTAATGGACTGTATGAGTTAATAACGAATGCTTAGGAGGCATTAATGGGAGGTTTAGGAGTTATTGATATTCTTAGGACACTTTGGGGTTTAACAAAAAGGTATGGTTGGATTCCTATGGCAGGAACTCTTCTCTATTCTGCTCTTTCAGGAAATGATAACCCACCACCAGACAAATCTGTTCCTTTGGTAAAGACTCCTGTTACTAAGGAGAAATACAATCAGGTAAAATCTCAAATTTTAACTATGTTAAGGTCTACTGTTGGAGGAGAGACAACAGGAGCATTAAATCCCTATTTAACAGAAGCTCTTGGGATTTCTACTCAATTAAGTTCAGCGTTGGGTTCTCTATCAAAAGAATACAAAAAAACCAACCAAGCCCAAGCTCAAAAGTTATATAATTTAATGTCTGCCCTTCCTTTGGTTTCAAGAACTGGTGTAGGATATTGGAATCAGCCAGTAGTTTCTGCTTTAGAGAATAGTATAACTGATTTAGTTCATCAGGCACTTCCAACTGATTTATCATGGAAATCTGTTTTGCGAGCCAAGTATGCTCGAAGAGCATTACAATCTATTTTACCAGCTTACTCTAATTTAGTGTATTCTACACGTGAGACAGTTACTCCTTCACCAGTTGTGCCCAGTCTGCTTACCTCTGCGACAGCATTGGAGACAGCTCCTATAAAAACTATGCTTACTGCTCTTCCAGAAATCTACAATTTAAAGCAGAAGGCTCTTCTGGGTGTAGGACAAGCGTTGAGCTCTGCTGAGACAGAAGCATATAAAAGGCAAACAAACCTTTTTCAATCATTAATGAAACAAAGGCAGTCACTTAATACTACAGCTTTAAAAATATTGGGGGAACTGGGGCAAACTGATCCTGCAATTAGTCAGCTTTTAGTTAGACGTTTATCTCCTGTTATGGGGGCATTAGGATGGTAATTAAAGATGAATACTTGGCGGATATATTAACAAGGCGTATGCTTGGTCTCCCTGAGAAAGGGGAGCTTAATTTACCAAGTGAAAAAGATTTGTCATTATCTAAACCCAAAAAAGCACTTCCTACTCTTTCGACTGGGATGTCTGTTCCACAAGCTCCACGATTAGCTATCAATCCTCAAACGGAAGAAAGTTGGAAGAATATTCTCTTGAAAGCAGTTGGTAGTGGTTTATCATCTCCTGTAACAGGAGCTGTTGGAGCTATTTCTGCCTTAACAGAAAGCCTTGGTATAAAGAGTAAAGAATTAAGGGATTGGGCACAAGAAATCCAAAATTTTTATACTCCTAAGGTAGGGAAGAGCAAAGCTAAACGTTTGGCATATGGTATAATTCAATCTACTCTGAATAGTCTGTCTCAAGCGGCATTATCAGAGTTTACAGGAGTTCCTTTGCTTCCTATGTTTGGGGTTACAAGTGGTGGTGAGAAATATACTCAAACAAGACAAGCAGGTTTTGGGCATAAGCAAGCGTTAAGAAGTGCTATTCCAACTGGAATCTCTGAAGCAGTTACAGAGGTAATTCCTTACCATGCTATGTTTGAAGATATTAAAAGGCCTTTAATAAGGCGTTTACTTAAATTCATGGGTGGGGAGCTAATAGGTGAAAATATTAATACTCTTGTTGAAGATATTGCAGATATGCTAACTCTAAAACAGCATAAGACCCTTCAAGATTTTATAGATGATGCTGTAGAAACTACATTGGTCACGCTCGGGCAGACCTTATTGACAGGTGGTCTTGGATTTGGGGGGCAGGCTCTATTACGTAAACCATCTGTATTAGAGGGGTTAAAAAAGGGCAAACCCAAAATACAAGGAGCAATTCCAGATGTTGAGCAAGTAACAAAGGCAGGTATTAATGATCTGGTCAATGTGCTTGAATGGACAAAGAACAGTCTTAGACGAGAAAAGTTAAAAGCTGAAGATCAGTTAAGATATGACCGTATATTACGTTTGAGGAAAGTCCTTGATAAAGTGAGAAATGATATTCCTCTCAATGATATGGAAGCAAGGATTTTGAGTTATGAAGCTTCAGCTTCTGGGGATGGGAGTTTGATTCCCTTTGAGTTAAAGCCATTTCTAAAAAATTATGCTGAACAGCAACTTGAAAGAATCAAAGAGGGGCGTGCACCACAAGAGGAAGAGTCTTCTACTGAGAAGAAGCCCATAGAAGAAAGACTCAAAGAACTGGGGTTTAAACGTCTCCAAGATATAGAAAAAATCAAGGGCACTCCATTAGCTGTTTTAGTCCTTGAAGAGGGAATCCCCAGGGAAAAAGTTACCTTTACAAAAAAAGGGGATGTAGTTGCCCATCTTTCGGATAAAGAAGCCAGATGGGACGGGAAAAAGCTAACTATAACTAATATCAAAAAGCCTTTAGTAGAAGGGTCTCCTATTGAGACGAAAGAAGAAGAACCTCTAATTCCTGAACAGTCTAAACCAGATGCAAAAGTTACTGAAGAAAAGTCCTTGGATGAGCAATTAAGAGAGCTTGGATATAGGACACAAGATATATCTAAACTTTCTCCGAAAGCCAAAGTATTCCTTGCTGGTGAAGGAATTGAAAGGGGGAATATTACAATACGGAAAAAGAAAGGGAAAGGGGGAGAGTCTCTCATTGAAGATAATAAGACAGGGCAAATAATTTATCCTGTTGTAAAAATAAAGGAGTTGAAGGGGAAGAAAACAAAGGAGAAAGGCTATGGATTAGTTGGGGAAACACAACAAAAGTCTGAAGAATTAAAACCTGCTACAGAGGTTTTTAAGAATATTCCAGCCGAAGATGAAACAAGATATTATGGCACTGAGGTTATAGTCCAACCACCAGAAGCATCACAAAAAAAGGGAGCATCCCCTGTCAAGGGAAAGATTGTGAGAGTTTTAAATGGTGGGGAACTATTTGAGATTCATCCCAATCATTTAAAAGATGACCCTCAAGCTACTTTTCGAGAGCCAGCAGAAAGAGTAATGGTAGTAAAATTAGTTGATAATACTAAACGGGATCTATCCAAACTTTCTGTCTATACCCTTGCTAAAGATATTATGCCTAAGATAAAATCCAAGAAAATACAAGAACTATTGCGTGCTCTAAGTGAAAAACGACCATTAACAAAAGCTCAGATAAAAACTCTGCTTACAATCATAGATAAAGATTCTGCTTTTGACGATCCCATTATTAAAAAAATGTTTAAAATTCATCTTGAGACTGAATTAAAGAAACTGGGGGAGAAGAAGCCTGCGGAAGTGCTTTCCCTTAAAGAGAAGGACAAAGATTGGGCTTTATACAATACTGAGCCAGATAAAATACCAAAAGAAGATTTTGAAAGATTGGCTGTCCAGAGAATAGAAGAACCAGGTGTGGGGAGAGCATCTTTTGATAAACCTCATGGTATATACACAACTCCTATGAAATATAAATCCCCCCATGAATATCTGGGCGGAAAAACTTATTATTGGCTTCGTAATCCAAGAGCAAAGGTTTTAGAAGTTGATACAACTAAATTTGTAAAAAGTCCCCGTAATAGAGAGGGTGTAGTTGGACAACCTGCGGGCATAGGGGCACTTATACATTTTGTTGGTGAAAAAGAATATGATCATCTTGTTTCTATGTCTAAAAAAGAGCTTATAGAGTTTCTTTCTAAGAAATACTCTAATATTAATTGGAAGCAATACCATGATGCTCATGAGTTATTAGAAGCATATGGTGCTGTCTTGGCAAGGGAGCATGGGTATGATGCTATTTATGGTGTTGATAAGAAAAATCCTGAGTTTACTGAATATGTGGCTTTGACTAAAAATGCAATGAAGCCAGTTACTTCTCCAAAATATCTCAGGACTGAAGAAGAATTGTCTGAGGACACCATTGCTACATTAAAAAAGAAGGGATTTTCTGATTTTCAGATAGAGAAACTTACTCCAACATCAGCAAGGGAAATAATAGAAAATAAATATACTCCAGAGGAAATAAGTGTATTACCTAGTGGAGAAATAAAAGTTTTTGAAAGACAACAAACCCTTCCAGAAGAGATAGTAGATACTTTAGAAGATAGAGGGTTCTCACGTGAAGAAGTTAAAAATCTGCCTATCGAACATGCAATGAAGATTATTCATAATAATTGGTATCCTGATGATATTGATAGTATAACTGAGGCAGGTATTAAACTTAAAAGTAAAGAAAAAACCCCTCTTGTAATAATCAATTATACAGACAAAAACAGGAATGCAGGGGAGACATTTAACCCACAATTTGGAACTTTGCCCTATAAAATCCGTAAAGTTAGTAAAGGGCAATGGGCAGTATATATTGAAGAGCCTTTGGAATTAGCCTCTGGAAAAGAAGTAGAGGCATATCAGGAACTTGGTAGATTCAAAACTATAGATGAGGTAAAAAATTTTATTTCTGATCTCCTTAAAGAAGGAACAGTTCCTTTATTTGACTTTAATAAACCTGTTTACACAAAAAAAGGGGAACGTATCCCAAAGTCTGAATTAGAGAAGCAAAAAGAGGAAAATGAAGTTGATAAATATGCTAATAAAGTTAGTAATATTGATGATGCCTTAAAGAAGTTAAAAGGTATGCAGAAACCTCGTTATGATAAATTTAAGAGACCTTCCCTTATTCCTGGGGAAAAAGAAAAAACCTCTCTTAAAGATATTTCTAAGGCTAAAGACACCCCTACTAAGCGTTGGGCTATGTTTAAATCTGGGGTAAAAGGAGTATATTCTGACGAAGATAAATTAAAACTGGTCTATTCTCGTTTTGAACCCTATTGGACAAAGGCTACATCTGTTGGTGGAAAATATCATATTCTAAATATGGGTAATACAGAGTTTGTTAAAAAAGCTTTTAAAGAAGGCTATATTAAAGATGAAGAACGTTCAGAATATGATTTTATTATCTCTGCAAAGGAATATATTAATGGAACTAATTTTAAGGATTATATATCTAAGGGTTTAATAACTAAAAAAGAGGCAGAGTCTCGAATCCAATTTTTTGAAAAGTTCCCAGAAAAAGTCTTGAAATTTGAGACGGAACTTTCTACTGGGTGGAAAGATATTTTTACGGCTTTGGCACTGAAGAATTTATATAACGATGATCCCTTAGATAGCCCCCATATAGCTTCTCTTATACATGACACTCTTTTTTCTGAGAAGCCTTTATTTCCTTCTGAGATTCTTTTTTCTCCTACAACAAGAACTGAATCTGGTGTGATTACAAGAGTGTCCTATGGTCTTGCTTATGCTGTTATTAACAGGGCTATAGAAAACGATACAAAGCTGGAATTTTATAGTCTCAAAGATGTGTATGATAGACTATTAAAGTATGCTTTAGGAGTTTATATCTCGGCTTTAGAAGGGGATGTTAATTCTCCTTTAATGAGAGAAATAATAGATGCTGGGTTGAGTGAAAAACAAGCTCGTCAATTAGTTGAGAGGTCTCCCCATTATAAAGCTTATTTAGACGCTCTTAATGATATATGGGATAACTGGATAATGGGAAATATGGGATTATACAGGGTGGACACTCCTCTGGGAACTATGGCTGGGCTTTTTAAGTGGGTCTGGGATCTATTAAAGTCTGATGTATATTTTGAGGATTCTAAAACAGGGAAGTGGTTAAAACAAGAATTAAAAAAGAATATCCTTCCTGCTATAAAAAAGTTTATTAATATAGGAACTGTTATTAGACGTGTAAGCACTGATGTAAAACATGTAATTTTATTTCAAGAACTTTCTAAACGACTTGAGGATGCTATCAACAAATATGTAGCAGGGGAAATAAATATTGAAAACACGCAACATCTTCTTGCTCGTAGATGGAATATTATTATCAATAAATATTTGGAAGGTAACCATAAAATTTTGGCTAAAGCTGTGGCAGGACATGAATTTCTTTCAACAATGAAATTATATCGTCCTTCAGATGACACTACTAACCGATATGGGCACTCTCCAGAAGCAATAAAAGATTTTATAGCTACAAAACCTTCTGCTTATGAAACTCTTTTGTTTATTTCAAAATGGTCTAATTCTGGGATGACAAGGTCAATAGCTCAAGAATTATTAAATCTTCCTTATGTCCAAACTGCTTTATACCATGTTCCTGTTGAGTTTAATCCAGATTTATCTTTATTAAAAGCACATGGGCAATTTGACCCTGGAGGGGACATATTTGGAAAAATTACAATAGCTCCTGATACTCTACCTAATGAGTTAGAAATTACTGCTTTACATGAAGCTATACATGCTTCTACATACTATGCCTTAAATTTTTCAGAAAATTCAGATAAATTTAAAGCTCAAATAGCAAATATATCTGAGGAAGTAAAATCTCTCCTTACTAAAGAAGAGGTTAAATTAGGACAGGATCTCTACAAAAAGGCTAAACAAGGTAGTATGCTATCCCGAAATGATATAATAAATAATGCAATAAAAAAAGATAGTGTTTTAGCGGAGCATATAAGAAAATATGGGCGAGATACTTGGATAGAATTTTTGCAATCTTTATATAGCCCAGAAGAATTTTTGGCTACAAGTATGAGCCATCCTATTGTAAGGTCTTTTCTATTAGAGACTAAAAAGAAGAGTTTATGGCAAAAAATTGTTGATTATATTAGAAACCTTTTGAGGCTTCCTACAAGTGATGAGAGATTATTTTTCAAGACTTTCAATACATTGCTGGATATTGTTGAGGATGCAGATATTAAACACGTGGTCTCATTCAGAAAAGCCTATAATCTTACTATTCCCCCAGAATTACTACGTCCTGCTTTTGATGCTCAAAGCCAAGCAAAGAATAATATTATTGAAGAATATAAACCTTATACTCTTTCAAAGATGAAACATTATATTTCTACTTTTATAAATCAAGTAAAAAATGCTCCTCCTCAGTTAAAGGATATTTCTATAATAAAAAGGCTTATTGGTATGGCTTATTGGGTGGCTCGTGAAAATTCTACTTTTAGACCTCTATTTGACCATCTTGTTGGAGTTATGGAGAATAAAAATTTTACATTACAGAGTTTGTTACAAAAAGGGAATCTATACTTTGCCCAAGTCACTGATACTCAAAGGAAAGCTATTGACTCTGCTATTATACTGAGTGATGCACTGAATATTAAATTATCAAAAAAACATCTTTCAAACCTTCCATCTATTGTAAAGAAGTTAAGAGCAACTTTTAATATGATGTATTTAATATATAAAACAGAGCCTAAAGCTGGAAGACAAAAAGCAAAACAACGGCAGGCTTTGTTACAACAACTTAATAAAGAAACAGGACTGAATCTTCCTATAGACTACTCTCAGCCTCAACACGTTATTAGAATGAAACATTTTTTTGATTATTGTGATAACTTTAATATTACATTTCTTCCTATTGTAGAAGAAACTGCAAAAGATGCCTATTATAATTATAATGATGTGACAACTTCTACTCTTAATCATGTTGCTGATGTGTTTTTGGATATGGTATCTAAGACTATTATTAAACAAGATCTCAAAAGGAGAGGGCAACAAGTAACTGATAGATTATTAGTAGGTCTTTCTAATGCTGTAACTGCTGTATTACAAAATCCAGCTTTATTAAACAAATATAGTAAAGAAGCCAGGAAAGCATTACAACAATTAGTAAGTGACGTTCAAGATCATCCTTTATATGAAAAATATAATAAGATGAAAACTATTTTGGAAAAGGTATCTTTTTATACTCCCAGATATAGAGATCAAGATGCTTCTAAAATGATTGTTGTTGTTGATAAGACAAAATTTGAAAAAGCATTCAGGACGGCGTTACGACAGACTAACAATGTAAAAGCAAAAGCCCTCCAACTGGCTTATAATGAAGTTGCCAGAGAAAATGGTGTCTATCTAAGAAAACATTATAAAAGAATTGATCCTAACTATGCTCCTGATTTAGAGAAAATACAGAAAATTTTTAGGGATAAAGACTATTTTGCTATTTATACTCTTCCAAACTATAAACTTGCTGAAAGTGTTTATGGGAATATAACAGAAGGAGATATAGGAGCATTTCTGTCTTCATTGGCTGAGAAAACCAAGACAAGATCAGTAGATGAAGACTCCTTAGCCAAAATACTCGATGAAATTGTAGGAAATATTAGAGAAGAACTTATGGCTCGTAGTAAAGCTGAGCAGAGGATTATGAGAAGGAGTCCTTATCTGGTCCTTGGGTATGATACTGACAATATCAAGGAAAACACTTTTAATTATGTAAACGGTGCAACAAATTATATGGCAAGATTGCAGGCTCTTGTTGAAGGACTGCCTAAGTTGAATTTGATAGACCCCTATCAACAAAGAAGGCTTAGAGACTATGCACATCAATGGTTTTTTAATCAATTAAAACCTCAAGCCAAGTTTGATAGATATATTAATAAACTTAAATCCTATATGTTTCTATGGTTTATGGGGGGAGTGTTGAGACCTGCCATAGTGCAATCTACACAAATGTATATATCTACTGCTCCTATGATGCACATTATCTATGACATTCCTATGAAAAAAGCTCTTAGCTTATTGAATAAAGCCTATTACCAAATATTAAGACATAAGGATATTATAACTAATCCTTATCTAACTAAGGATGAAAAAGAATTTCTACAAATAACATATAATAATGGTGTAACAACTGCCCAGTTTATTAATCAGATGAGGGATGAAGTTGCAGGTAAGGGAGAAACCTTTATAGAATTAAGCAAGGCATTGACTACTCCCTTTGCTTACATGGAGGAGTCTAATAGACTTGCTACTGCTCTTGCAGTGTATCGCTATTTGAAAGAAGAGAATCCTGGTATCAGCTTTAGAAGCAAAGAAGCCATTACTGAGGCAACCAATTTAATTAATATGACCCATTATCTTATGGGAAAAATAAATCTTCCTATCTTTGCCACTGGTCAGGGTGTTGCTTCGGGACTTGCAAGACTGGCACTTACATTTACTTCATTTACTACCAATCTTCTGGCTTCCTATAATTATATGCTCAGGCATTATGGAAGAGGTGGTAAGATTTGGGGATTGAATAAAAAAGGTTTAGAGTTTGTAGGTTACAGCTTTCTTGCTTTTAGTCTATTTGGGGGATTACTTTCAATTCCCTTCCTTGATGATTTAATTCAAATCTTTGAACGATTAACTGGAAAGCCATTGAGGAAAATGTTTTTACGAAAGCTGGGAGGAGCAGACTCTCCTATAGCTATATCTGTAGAAAGAGGATTACCTGCTTTATTATTGGGGTTAGACCTTAGTGGGTCTCTTAAAATAGGGATACCTAAGAGTCCTTCAGAGTTGTTTGACTTTATATTTGGTGTATATGGTGGTTTGACCAAGAGTGTTGTGGACAGTCTTGTTGCTATGGAAGGATATAATACTATTAATTCTATTTACAGAATATTGCCTCAAGTCATAGCCAGTCCTCTAAGAGCAATTCAGGCATACAGGGGTATAAAGAATCCTTATGGAAAACCAGTTTATGATGAAAATGGGAAACCTTTAAAAACTGATTTACAAGAGTCATTGCTTTTGGCTATGGGTTTAAGACCTGCTAAATTAGGAAAAACTTATCTCTACAAAAGTGTGGCAAGAAATGTGGAATCCTATTTTAATAAGAAGAGACAGGATATTTATGTTGCATACAGAACTGCTAAAACATCTGCACAAAGATATAAGGTTCTTAAAATGATTATGGAATATAATAAAGAAGCTTCTAAATATACTTCTATTCCAAGGATAACACTTAGATCTCTCAAGTCTGCGATGAAACCACTTAGGTCTAAACTGGCTGAAGAATTAAGACTCAGGGGTTACTAAAGCTCAAGTCTTTCCCTATCTTTCCTTCTGTTTCAATAGGGTAACCTATCTCTATCTTCCAATATTTCCATATATATTCCTTAGTCCTGTTTTCAAAACAATCCTTCAATATCTCTTGTGTTTTTTCAGCTACGTCCTCTTTTGCTCTGTAGTAGTAAGCATCATGTATAAACAGATTGGTCAACTTAACTTTACTCTTTAGTTTTGGATTGGAATTTATTTCTTTTCTGAATAGCATAATTCCAAGGCAGGCTAATTCAGAACTAAAATTCTGGACAGGAGTATTTATGGCTTGTCTTTCTGCTTTGCTTCTTAAATATGAATCTCTGGAATCTATATGTGGAAGATGCCTTATTCTTCCGAGAACACATCTTACCTGTTTATGAAATTGAGCTATTCTAACCATTCTTCTATGGTATAAAGGCAATTTCCAATATCCATCTGGTTTGGAAAAGAACTTCTGCCTATATGTCTGAGCTTCTTTGAGGCTTATTTCAATGTCATATTCTTTAAAGGCATAATCTACAAGAGAAGGAGCTTGCATTCCATATAACAACCCAAAGTTAACTGCTTTTGCATTCTGTCTCATTTCTTTGGTAACTTTTTTAAAGGGAACTCCACTAATAAGAGATGCAGTTCTTATATGAAGGTCTATTCCCTGTTGTAGGGCATTTAGGATATTTTCATCTCCTGCCAACCATCCAGCTATTCGCATTTCACTTTGGGATAAATCATGAGAACAAATAAGCCATCCATCCTCTGCTACTATATTTTCAAGTATAATTTTGGCATAGTCCCCATGTGTGGGAAACTGTTGCATTGCTGGATCTAATATTACAGTCCTCCCCGTTACAGTTCCAGTCAGGAATATTTTTGGGTAAATGTATCCATCAGGATATATATTCTTTCTGATTGCTTTAATGTATGTATTTAATATTTTTGAAATTTGTTTATATTGGAGGAGTTTGGATACCCACTCAATATGCCTAAATCTTTTTAAATGATACTTATTTGTTGATGGTTCATTAGTTTTTTCAGTGCGTTCTAATGGCTTCAGATTTAGCCCTTTTTTAGAAAACATATACTTTGATATTACTTCTGGCGTTAACGTGTCTGATTTTAGCGATTTGGGCAGGGGTTCTAAAAGCTCTTTCAATAGTGCTTCCTGTTGTTCCAATAATTTGTCTTCATTTCTATCAAGGCGTTCGAGGTCTATTTTCCATCCATTTCTGCTCACATCAGCAAAAGTATTTTCTACGGGAAGAAAATAATAAGTATAATATCTTAATAGCTGTTTATCCCCTGCTATCTTTTTCTTGAGGACATTAAATATTTCAAAAGTTACTTCTGCATCGAGGGATACATAACTTAATAACTGATCTTCTGGGAGGGAAGATAGGGAAGATCTATCTCCACTAACTATATCCTTTATATTGTGTCTTGAAGTATATACATTGGCAAGGTGTTCTAATTTGTAAGAAATCATATTTTCATCTACAATGTGAGCCATTGTCATTGTATCAAAGATTTGTCCTTTGACTTTACATTTTAGATTGTTAAGACAAACTAACTCATCAAATGGGCGGTTATGCACTATCTTCTTGACTTTTGGATTTTCAAGTATTTCCTTAATCTTTTTTTTTAGTCTGTTCTTTTTTACGATAGAAGCAAATACACCATCCTCTCCTGCCAGGGCGATAGACAATACCTTTCCCTTTGTATGTGCAACAAGCAAATTTTCTGTTTCTATATCAAAAGCAACGATTCCATTATCTGGAATATTGATGGTAGAATAATTTACATTAAGAGTGTCCTTTCCTTTCAGAATAGCTACAGCGTGTTTTATATCTGAATAGAATAATTTTTCAATTTCATTCATGGTTTCTACAGGAATTTCTGGATACCCTTTTTTGCAGTTTCGGGTAACATAGGCTGGATGAAACGTGGGAATAACCTTATATCCACTATCAATTGTTATCCCCCTAAATTTTGAAATCTTCTTTTTATTAAACAGAGAATATAAGGCAAGCTCTCCAAGTAATACTACGACTTTGGGTTTCAATATGGACAGTGCTTTCATTACATTAGGCTTACATTGTTTGGTGGCTTTTTCTATATCTGTCCTTGAATCACTTGGATACTTGGGACACATCATTGCATTCAAAATACTTATATCTTTTCTTTTCATCCCAAAAAGTGAAAACGTTTTCATTAGTAATCTACCACTTGAACCTACAAACGGTTTGCCAACTGTGCACTCTTCCCGTCCTGGGCACTCTCCTATAACTACAAATTCAGGATTATTTCTTTCATATTTTACTTTTTTTCTTCCAGCAAACGGGCAATCTTTACATCCCATTCTTCCCCTCCTGTCACTTCAAGTATTCTTAGAAAATCTTTTACTTGAATGATAATGAAATCATTGTCATGGCGTTTTCCCAGAATATGCACCCCAACAATGGGAATCTGATTCTTAACAAATGGGTCTTTTTTCATGTGGTCTGTTACCTGATACCACCATTTTTCTGCTACGAATTGCTTTCTTTCTTTTGCCTCAACGCAAAACAGTTGATTAATTAAGTCATATTTTCCCAGTGTTCCCACATCCTTGCACCTTAGAAGCTTGGCAAGGGCTTTTTGTGTATCCTTTCCTCTACGTCTATTTATTTTTGGATTCATTTTTCTTCTTCCTTCTGTCCTTCTGAATGTTTAGCTAATGATTTGATTTGTTCTATTATCTTAGTCCTTTCTTTTACATCTGCTTTTCTCCAATCCTCCACCACTTCAGCATAAGCAAGCAATTGACGTTCCATATCTTCTACAAGCTCCATAACGTAGTCTGGGTTGTCTAACTCTGGGCGTTTGTCATCTCCTTTGTGTGTGCAATCAAACCCAAAAACAACGTAATCACTTATAACTCTGCAATATGTAATTCCTCCATGCACGTTTAGAGATTGTAACCCATCGGCCTTATAGTTACCCCACCACTCACGTGGGACTTTGACCTTTGGTAAAGCAACATACCCACTTAAATGAGTTGGCTTATTGGCAAGATCCATTTGGTTGAGTAGGACATCAGAAAAAAGAAATGTAATTGGGGGCTTTATCATTCTTATAATAGCTTTATTACCTTTTACTTTAACCACATCTTCATCATTAAATGGATAAAAATTAAACATATTCATTCCTCCTTTCTAAAACATATTTCTCTAAACTGACAATGCCTTGCATTAGGTGACAACTTAGAGGAACATACCTTTGGTGATTCCTCATTGGCATTCAATAGTTGAGTCAACAATTCTTTAATCCTATTTTCTAGATTATATTCATTCTTTCCCACTGAAAACTTTTTCACATCAAAATTCTGGAAATCTTTTTTAAAATACAATACAAAAGCTTTATCTCTTTGAATGTCATATCTTTTCAATCCTTTATCTACTTTTACTTTTTTTCTATTGAACATCCACAAGTATGTAACTACTTGCATGACATGGTCAAACAGAGGTTCTTTCAATTCCTCAAATTGTTTAGCAGAAATTGATTTAATCTCTGCAATATATACTTTATTATATTCTCTATAGAGAGAGTCAATATGTCCTACCAGTTTAAAATTATCTGATTCAAGTTTAATCGCATATTCATCAAGGTATAAATACTCAGGCTTGCATTTTATATCCTTCCAGTTTTCATAGCTCAGATAATATGTTGTTCCACATTTTGGGCATCTGTATTTGCTTATGAGATAAGAACTATATCTGGAAAACAGTTTCTGAATTGCTATACCATAAGCAAAAGCAAGAACCATTGGTCTTACAAGTTTTTTCTTCTGTCTGAAAGAGACGTTATATTTGCGTGCGTAACCCACTGCTCTTGGACATATTGTAGGAAGGTCTGAAACATGAAAATGTTTGCTCTCCCTTCTTTTGTTGGTAAATTCTTTTTGCAGATTTTCATAGAAGTTATTTACTATCTGAATCATATCCTCCTCCTTGAATTTCCAACAGGACTTCTTTTGTTTTTTGTAAAGCAATAAGGGATTCAATGCACCTGCTCAATTTAGCAGGGGTCATTTTTGTTTTCTTTACTACATCTACGAGAGTATATATTTGGAATTTAAGAGCCTTCAAATAGAGTTTTTTAGCCTTCTTGAAGTTCTCCCTTGTCCAAGCATCTGGATTTTCCCATATATGTATTAAATCTTCTATTAATCCTTTCATTTAACTACTCCTATGTGTTTAAGTATCTTCTTTCCTAACACAATCAAATTACCATACTCTTCTCTGAACAAATTTACTTTCTTTTGAGCACCTGCTTCCCATACTCCCTTTATTTCTATGTAGTGACCATTCACAAGGAAGTCTGGGATATACCATTTCTTGTTGCTCAACCTGAAGGCATAAGGCTCATATCTCCATCTAAATTGGTGTTTGTTACAAAACTCAGAAAAGGCTTCTTCCCATTTACTTCTATAGCTAAAATGGGCGTCCAATGGAAAGCCAGTCATTAGAGGAACTGGATTTTTGAGAAATGTAATTAAACATTCCTGACTACAGAAAATATCTTCCTTGCCAGTTGCAATGAGAATAAGTCTCTTACCACATACTTTACAGTGCTTTACCATTCCACCACCTCTCCATTATTTCTTCACAAACTTTCTGCCTGAATTGTGGGTCTTCCAAGTCTTCTTTTAGTTTTTTTAATGTAGGACTTTTCCTTCCACATAAGGAAAACCCCTTCTTTTCTTTTATCAATAATTCATATTTCTTGGCATAGTTCATAATTACATTATCATCTTTAATCTTCCCCTGTATCAGATCAATAACAAACTCCCCACTCAATTTAGGAAGACCACATCTGTTTTTCTCTATGGCAAAATTATGTATAGCTTCACAAGGGACTCCATCATTTGATGTATAGCTTTTTAAATATAGATGCAGTGTTAGATAAGATAAATGATTGACAATATATCCTCCTGGCATTTTCATTTTAGACTCAAATTTTCTTGCTCCTATGTTAGATCGAGCCTGGTTAATCAACAAAGTTGTCAGAGGTCTATTTTCTTTTTCTGCAATAGACATAGAAACCAACAGTTTATTCAGTAGTCTTCTTATTAACCTTGATGAAGATGCTACTTGGCTATCTTCACTGCTCTCTTCTATTTCAGTAATAGAAATGATAGAACCAAGACTATCAACTATAATAAGTCCTATATCTTTTTCTTGGCTTAATTCATGGATAATATCCACTCCCTGCTCTCCGTAGTCTGGGCTAACTATTACTACTCTTTTTAGATCCTTTATAAATCTGGACATCCATTCCTTATTTAGAGCATGTTCAAAGTCTACATATACTACATACACATTGTCATAGGCCTCAATAAAACTGTTCATTATCTTGAAAGAAAGGGTAGTCTTTCCTGAGCTTTTGTTTCCCCACAATACTGTAAACTTGTTGAGAGGAATACCTCCTTTTGTAAGCAGATCTAAAGAAAACACACCAGTAGGAATCTTTGCAATTTCTTTACTATCTGTAGCCGTTTTGATAGTATTTCCATACTTTTTAATTAATTTGTCTGGTATCATTTAAACCCCCACTTGGCAAGTTTTTGATCCATTTTCTTTTCCACAAACTTCCCAGCTTGTTTATAGACTGTTGAGATTTCCTTTCTTCTACATGGGACAGTTACTCCAATTTTGACTGATAGACTTTCATAATCTCCCATATTTACTGTTCTTTTGAGTTCATAGGTTACCCATGCAGGCTCTTCCTCTGCTGGAACTTTTGATGGAATATTAGTAACTTCATTGTCTTCTACTACCGTCATTTGGACGGTTTTGTTCTTGGTATCTTTTTTTGACATAGTTCCATACCTCCTTTGGCTTAAAATGTGGGTTCTTTCTAAAATGAAAATATGCTTCTTCTAATACCTTTGGGGGAACTCCCAACCAATACAGCCTCCTTGCTTCCATACAGAAATCAAATAGCCATCCAAACTTGGCTTGACTTGCAATAACCTTTCTGCATGGATTGGGAAAGGGATGTATTGGCTTAATTACTGGGTGTCCCTTGTAGTATCCAAACTTTCCTCTTATTCCATTCATCAGATATACCCATGTGTTTTTCAATTTATCTTTTGTTCTCATAGTGTTAACACCTTTATCTGATCTACAGGGTAATCCTTCTTGCGTAGAGCATAGTATCGTCTCATAATTGGAATGTGCTGTTCTACAATATCAATAATCCAGGGTTGTCGTTTACCATTGAGAGGTCTCAATGCCCTTCCAATAGCCTGTTTCACATCTGCTCGTGGGGTAGCAAGAATTATACAATCAACATCGGGAGCATCAAACCCAGTTCCACCAGCACCATACGTTGCCAATATTACTCTCTCCTTACCACTATATGTTTTTTTGTTTCCTGTAAGCCATGCTTTATCTGGAATATCTATCCATCTGTCATACTCCCTTAATAATTCCAGACTATCAGAAAGAATCAGAATTTTGTATCCAGTTTGATAGGCTTTTTTAACCAATTTAGCCACGAGCTTATTTCTACGTTCTATATTCAATCTTTTTAGGTATCTGCTTCGTATAAACTTTTTACCTACGAAACATCCTTTGGAAGAGATAGCAAAATTCTTAAACTCTACTTTGAGAACTTTTGGAGTCATTGCAGGTTTCATCCATTTGGCTATTATATCTCCTATATGCCACTGAAATATATATTCCAACCCATCTTTTCTTTCAGGAGTAGCAGACAGTCCAGTTCTTATTTTTGGGTTAAATAATGGAATTGTCTGGTTGAACTTTTCTGCTCCCATAACATGAACTTCATCATAGATAACATGCCCAAAAAATTGAGAATAAGGAACTTTCTTTTTTCTCATCAGAGTTTGTAGCATTGCCACTGTTACAGGTCGGATGGTTTCTTCACTACCTTTTATTATCCCAGCTTTCATTCCCAGAAATTTCTTTATAGCTCTACACCATTGCTCAAATATGAGTTCTCGGTGGACGACAATAAGAGTTGGATACTTGAGCCTTGCAATCAATTCCAAGCCCACGATAGTTTTTCCTGTTCCTGTAGGCATCTGAATGATACCTCCATAAGGATACTGCTTCAACTTATGCAGGTATGTATTCACAATAACCTTTTGATGCTCTCTCAACCGTATTTTAGATGTAAAGTTGTATCTTTTCCATGTTCCTTCAACAGGAGGATAGGAGTTTAATCGTAGGAAGTATCTGGGAACTCCTATCCTATCTCCTTTATTCTTATACAGATATAGAGTTTTCTTTCCTTTTCCAAAAAAAGAGGGGACTTTAACCTCAAGAGCTTTTGTAACTACCATATCGGGAGGGACATACATCCACTCCCGACATACTATTGGCTTAGAAGGGAACATCATCATCCTCCTCTTCTTCCCCACTTGCAAAGAGGTCTTCTTCTTCTTTTTCTTGTTCTTGTTCTTCTCCTTCTTCTTCACTGAAGAGAGACTCAAGTTCATTATCCAACTCTTCTTCAGATCCTACTATTACAGAGTCATAACCCATTGCCTGCAATTCTTCCTTAGTGGGGGGAGCAAGTATCTTTTCATAGTCAAATGGTTCTGAATCCTCCAACCTGGAAAGATTTGCTCTACCGATTCGTTCAAAATAACTTCCACAATTGGGATCTTGTGCAGTGTATCTTTTTACCTCAAAGACCATTCCCCTTAGATTTTTATATTTTTTCTTAATGTCTTCAAATATATTTATTGCAGATCCCTTTAGAGGTAATAAAACTTTTCTGTTTTTAAGAGTCTTACCATCACTTGTAGTAATTTTTCTGGTGTCTATTATAGTATAATATGCAGTGTATGTAGGTCGCTCACCTCTTTGACAAACAGGGCATGGTTGAAAGTCTGAAACACACGTTACAAAATTACCCCATTTTCCTCCTATTTCAAGATTATGTTCTTTTATATAAAACCCATCAGAGTCAAGGAATACAATCTTGGCAGACTCTTCAGGTCTGAGTCTGAAGCGAGGAGCATATTTCTCTCTTTTCATCTCTGCAACAGAGTCCATTTTCTTCTTTTCTTCAAACCCTTCCTTACCGATTTTAAACCATTTTTTCTTTGCCATGATAAACCTCCTTTTAGATTTTTTTTGCTGATCTTAGTGCCTTTTTAAGTATCCCCTGCTCTATTATCTCAGCAGGGTCATTAAGTCCATAATAATTTCTAACCTTGTAGAAGGTTATAAAACCACGTAGTCTATTAACAATTCTTTTTGTTGCTGTCTCACCTCCTTTATCATTGTCCATGAATAGTATCATCTTCTTTGCCTCGCAGGTTCTGAGGGTTCTAAGTTGAGCATTACTTATTTCTGCACCACCACTTGCCCATACGTTTGTAAAACCCTCATCCCATAACTTTAATAGATTCCTCTCTCCTTCTACCAATATGAGAGGAGAAGTGGAATCTATTGGAAGATGATACCCAAACCATATTCCCAGTCCATGAGGCATTGTGCCTCCACACTCTTTATAGAATCTATATCTAAGAGCATTAGGATCTTTTCCTACATAGCGTCCTTTCAAAGCCACAACTCTGTTATTGTAATAACGTATAGGAATTACTATCCTTCTTTCACGAGGATCATACCTCAGTGAAAACGTTTTCACTGTTAATTTAGAGAACATATTTCCAGTATAAAAAGGAAAGGGAATAGAAGAAACATATCGAGGAGAACGGGGAGCAATATTCTTAAACAATCTTGGAATAAAATTATCTGGGTCAGCATATTCCTTGAGAGAAGGGTCATCTATTCCTGTAACATTCTTCCATATATGGTAGATTCTGCTTACATGCCCTTTTATACCACATGCAAAGCAATTGAAAACTCCATTACTAAGATTTATCCCGAAAGAAGGATGTTCGTCTTTTCCTTTATCATGTGTCCATCTTGCAAATGGGCAAGAAGTAGTAATCCAGTTTCCATTTTCTCTTTCTCTTATCTGATTTATTCCCAAATGATTTAGCAATTTGATGTAAAGGTTTATGTCTCTATAAGTCTTCCCCATGTAATTTCCTCCTTGCTGATATGCCATTTGTTTAGATACCTCCTATATAGTTCCTGTTCTTTTTCTGTCATACATTTTTCTGGCTCTCCTACAAGAGCCATCACTAACATCATTTCCATGACATAAGGACTCCAATTTAGGGCTTCTTCTCCTAAATACAGAATAAAGGTTCTTATATACCTATGCTGTTCCTTCGTCAATTTCATCAAAGTTCATCCTCTCCCAATCCCAATTTATTTCAAAAGATTGTGTAATACCCTCCCTATTGGCAAAGACTGTCATTATTTTGTAGGGAGAAGTATCTTCCCCATGTAGAGATATTCCTACAGACACTAATTGACTCAAGGCGTCAGTTAACTGGATAGTTTCAAGATTTCCTCCTTTTTCCCTTGATGCAGACCTGTTAAACTGAAAGGATACAACAAACGGTTTGGAATAAGACATGGCGAGGTCTTTCAAATCGTTGGCAAGGACAGTAGCATTCTCCCACAAACTACGATACCGTCTCTGCATCTTGATTAGATAACCACCATCTATAAACACAATGTCAGGATTATATTTATCTACGAGAGCAGATATATCGTCTATTGTTTTATTAAATCTTCCTTCTACATACAGGAAAGGCATTTCTTCATCCAATAGGGATGCAATTTCTCTCTCTGCAAAAGAGCTTATTTCTCCTCTATGCAGAGCATTGTAATTAAGTCTGGAATGTAGAGCTACCAATCTCTTGGCTTGTTGTTTTATATTCATTTCCATTGAAACTAACATACAGAGATACCCAGCCTGAGCTATTTTTAGAGCAGAATAAGCCATTGTTATAGACTTCCCCATTTTGGGGCGAGCCACAATTAGATTTAAATCCTCTGCTTGATACCCATTTGTAAGGAAGTCGAGTGTTTTCCATCCAGTGGGGATGCCAATTGTTGTGTCTATTCTACTTCTTTTCTTTTGAATATAATCAAGAACTGTATGTGTTAGGTCTTTAAACGTCCTTACTCCATCATCTCCCTTATTCAAGGATTTATAAGACTTAACGAGTCTGTCCATTTTAGAAATTACAGCATCTACTTCATGTTTGCGGAGGCTGTCCTCAATTTCATTGGAAAGGCGTAAGAGATCCTCTTTTAATTTACGTTCTACACATCTCTGAAACAGCAGATCTGTTGGGGCATCTGGAACAGGTATCTCTTCTTCGTCCCATATATCCGTAAGAGTGCTGAGGGATGGTAGAGATTTATATTGCTCAACATATCTCTTTATAATGTCATAATATTCTTTTTCATAGTCTATAAATAGATCTCTATCCAGCAAATGAAACTGTTGGAGAGACCTGTCTCTTACGACTGCACTTAGCAGTCTGATCCCCACCGACATCTATCCTCACTCCTTTCTTTAGTATATGTTCGGTGTTTTTACCAAACAATTCTTTGAGTTCAAATTCACTATTTATATCAAGTATTATCTGCTTATTGCTATGTAGCATAAACAAAACATGTTTTCCTTTTACATCGGCTATGCTTGTGTCCACCAGAACTATAGCCCCCCCCATATCAGGATAAACAGAAAGAGATTCTATTTTTAAGTTACCATAACGATATATCTTTAGCAACTTCGAGGCTACTGCATAGCTTACTATACTGTCTTTCTTGTCTGATTTATGTCCTAATACAACCACAAATGGAGATATTGACACTGCATGGAGTGTCTCTTTTTTAAAGTCATACTGAAAGGGGGACACAACTTTTACATTGTGTTTTTTCATTACAAGGAATATGGCTTGTTTACTCTGCATGGCTCTTATATTTCCTGTATATTCTTCCATAATTATAACAAAAGCTAATAAGGCTTCCATTGAAAAATTCTATGCTTCCTATAAGTTCATCAAGATTGTCTACAGCAAAGTCAATTACATCTGGAAGGTCAGAAGTGGCTACTTCAGTCAGAAACTTTCTAAGAACTGTTCTTACTTTCCATGTCATTGGAATTAAATCGGTAGGTAACCCTATTTCCTTATGGGAAAATATCCAATATTTAATTAAATCTTTTTCTTTCCATTTCCCTGCCTGATACATCTTTTTGAGAGATTGTGTTGTATATTTTTCAAGATTTATTAGCTTCACTTTATCCTCCTTTTTTGACAATAATAATCATGCTTGTCATTTTTGTCAAGTAAAAATTTTAAATTCTTGACTTTTCAAGTAAAATCAAATAGATAATTAATATGACAGTTACTGAACCCTACAAAAGCAAAGAGTTTGATATATTTTTTGGAATCTGCCCAGTTGTCAAGGACTATTGTATTTTTTATAGGAAATCTTATAAAAAATGCTTAGCAAAAGTTACAAAAGGAATATCTGTAGAAGAGTTAAAAACTTGTCCAGTGGGTCAAGAAATGAGATTAGGTATAGCAAGAACAAGAAGGTAGGAAGCCCCCATTTGGGGGCTTAGAAAGGAGGATCATAAGTAGGATGAGTATACTTAAATATAGGAAGGATTATAAAAGAAGTCAAGTTAAAATATTGTTCTTTTTACAAATTCCTGTTTTATTACACTGTTTGCTAATCTTGCTCTGGTTTTCCCCCACTCTCTAATAGCTTCTATTTCTTCCCTCCTGCTAACAGCAAGAGGAACAGTCTTTTCGGCCATCTCACAAATGTCTTTAGTGTTTGTCTTTCTGTCTTCATAGAAAGCTTTTAATTTTGCCTGTTTAATTATTGTTTCAATTTCTGCCCCAGTAAAGGATTTTGTCTTTTCTATTATCTTTTGTAGTGAAAATGTTTTCACATCCAGCCCCAGTTTCTTTAGATGAACCTTAATAATCTCCATTCTTTCTTGTTGCGAGGGAAGATCCACAAACCATAATTCATCTATTCTTCCTCTCCTCTCAAGTTCTGGAGGAAGGGCAAGAACATTATTCACAGTGAAAGCAAAGAATAATGGAGCATTATTTTCCTGCATGAAGTAGAGAAACGAAGAAATTACTCTTGCAGTAGTTCCAGCATCAGTCATATCAGAAGATCCCAACCCACTGAATGCTTTTTCAGCTTCATCTATCATGACAACAGCAGGAGCTTGGGCTTCTATCTCTTTTAAGACTTTACGTGTATTGGATTCTGTTTCTCCAAGCCTGCTGGCAAACAGTTTTCCAATATCAACTCTAAGCAAGGGCACTTTGAACAGGTTAGCTATTATCTTACAGGAGAGAGTCTTACCTGTTCCTGGGACTCCTGCAAGGAGCATTCCTTTAGGAACAGGAACTTTCTTCCTAATCGCTTCCTCCCTATGTGTAAACACCTTTGCAACCATTAATGCCCATTCTCTCAAGTTACCTAATCCTCCAAGATCATTCATAGTCTCATTGGGAGCAATATATTCAATTAGCCCTTCTTTCTTTACTTTTTCAGCCTTTAACTTTTGAAGCAGGTCTGGGTCAACCTTTCCTTTCTTCTGAGCAATTGCAGTTCTGAATATCATTTCAACTTCTGATTGGGTGAGCCCACTAAGGTATTCAGCAGATCTCTGCAATGACGATTTTTTAATATTGAATCCCTCCGCTTCATTTATATTGGAAAGAATTTCAAAGATTTCCTCCTTAGAAGGAAGAGGAATATCAATCATTTGGCAGTATTGAGCTATCTCTGCTGGAAGATTAAATTCTCCCTGTAGAACCACATGGACAAATCGTTCTTGTTTGGATATTTCTTTAATGTAATGTAATATAGCAGGTAGATTAAACTGCTCCCTTATAAAGAAGTGGTAATTGGATAGAAAATAAACAGTCGGGCGAGGGGCATCCAATACTGATCTGAGTATATCTATGTAGTTAGAATATTGTCCCCCTCCTATCCCATCTATAGGATTCCACACTAATACTTCATATCCATCTTCCAACCCTTCTGGCTTTACCTGCATCTCTGACAATTTCTGGTTTAAAATATTTACCTGATCAGAGACATATCTAAATGCCCGATCAGTCTCAATAGTATTCAATACTATAACATTACATTGACTTCTTATAAGTAATTCTAACATTTTTCTCCTCCTTTCTAACCACAATGTCCTTTTTCACAATTTTTACATTGTTTAAAGGGGCATTCAGGACAGTCCTCAAGAACTACCCTGAGAATATCCCCTTCCACTTTTATGATGATATATGGACAATCTCCTCCCCTTCCAGAGGCTTCTCTTCCAATGTCACTCCCAGATCCTTTGCCAGATCTCCCATTGGTTGAAGACACTCGTTCCCATAAAACCCTTCTCCCTTCAACTCGATCGTTCCGTCTTTGTTTACTTTGATCTTTATTATTGGCATACCACACCTCCTCAAATAATTTTAATTGTTCCATAATTTCCTCCTATACATACACAAATATTTCGTCATTTACCTTTTCTACCCTCCCTCCATAGGTGTCAGCTACGTATTCTCCCATGATCTCTGCTACCTGCTTTACATTCATGTCATCATAAGATAAATACCCATTATCATGCACCTCAATAGGTCTATACAACCCATTTCCAGTCACACGATTTTCTATAGTGGAATATCCCAATCTCTGGGCACAATTTAAAAACCTCTCTTTGTTAACCTGCATTTTTAACCTAATGTATCTACTCATAACATACCTCCTACCACCAGATTTTTTTAGTTGTATAAGGGTAATAGCAAAAATCTTTGCTATCTATATAATCTACTACTGCAAAATCCCCCTGAAGTTCACTTCTACTATATTTCAACTTCATTTTAGTCCTTGCTGAAGGAATAGTGCGTATTCCTATTCTTATTTGTGGAGTGTGTAATAACAACCTCTCATTGCCCTTGGAGCTACGGTATTGGTATACAGATAAAGTCAAATTCCTATAAGGGAGATACCTCATTTCAAAATTTGTATAGTGTATTTCACAAAACCCCCCTTTCATTATATGTGTATACCCTCCGAAACTTTCCCCTTTATATAAGAAGTATCCTCTCGGAAGAACATTTACTGAATTGGGTAACTCTAACATTTCTGGCAGTTCATAATCATCAATTAAAGCTACTATCCGCAGAAAACGGGATTTAACTTCCTCAAAATAATATTCCAGTTTTCCTTTTATTATGCTATAGTCATTCATTGAGGTTATAAGTTTGGATTTTACCACCATACTCTTCCCCTCAATGTTTCCTTACCTGCTCCATCCATCAGCATAGTGCCAAGATTTCCAATTATCTTGAAAGATTTTAAGAGTCTATGTTTTACTTCCTTTCTATCATATTCTTCTGCTACATGAAATACCCAGCGTTCTTTGCTCCACTCTTTCTTACTGCGTTTCCAATGGAAATACCATGTAAATTCTATCATAATACAGGAGTATTCTTTTACAGTTACTTCATATTTTTCGAGATTATAGTATTCATTGGAAAACTTATCAACTTTCTTTGCTGGAAGATATTTGAATTCTATAAAATTATACTTATCCCATATCAATTCTTCCCCTCGAAATGACTCTCCTGCATACAAAGTATTCTGGCATGAGTAATACATAGGAAAATTCTTTTCCTTATATTCTCCTATCCATACCTCTACCACCATATTTTCCTCCTTTTCTGTCTCATTATCTCAACATCTCTGGTTTCTTTCCCTACCTTTAACACCTGTCCAACGGTCTTACTTATCACTTCAAACTCAGTTGCGACTTTATGTTTAATTTTTATATATTCTCCTTCCTTATTTGCCTGGAAAGTTATTACCCCTCCTCTTACAGGTTTCCCAAACTTATGTCTCAGGATGCGAACCACCATGGTTGTATATTCAGGAACTTCAAATCTTGATAGATAGAGTTTGATATAAGGATGTCTCTCTGAAGAGGAAATATGCTGTAACCACTCTTTAGGCATATAAAAGATAGCTACTTGATGGATGGGGACTTTATTTTTTAACTCTTCGATTAACCTATGTGGAGATCTGGAACTATACCCCAGATTCCACCTGATGCTTTCGTGCTCACTGATGCTATATATTCCCCCACAAACAACTACATTATTCTTCTTCAAAGTTGAAGATGTCACTTTCTGCTCCTCCTATGAGGTATTCTTGGCATATATACTCAATAGCAGACCCAATGCTCTCTGTTCCAGTCTCTTCTTTTGCTCTTTCTATAGCTTGCATTACTATATCATATTGGTCTTCCTTTAATTTGAGAGTAAGAGTTGTAAGAGTAGCTTCCTTGGAAGCAATGTTTCTTTTTATTTGTTTTACTTCTGCCTGAATTTCTTTAAAAGTCATACCAGTGGCTTTCTTTAGGAGAGGCTCTATCTGCTCCCAATTGTCCAATTGTGCAATTTCCTTGAACTTAGTCCAAGAGACAGATAATACAACACTCTTGGGAATATTGAATTTGTCTATGGTTTCCCCCATTTGGGCATACCACAGACCAATTCTATACTCAAGATTAAGGTCTTTTTCTATCCATTCCTTAAAATTATCAAATCCCCATTCTATATACTTTTGGTCTCTTTTTACCTCGTGGATTTTGAGATAGAGATCATATCTCTTTTCGTCTATCTCATAGAGAAGGCGTTTTATTTCCTCCCTTACATTGATTTTGACTGTTTTCTTTGTTTCTATTTTTTTCTTCTTTGCCACGATTATACCTCCTTTTCTTTTGATGAATTAGTTGTTAAAGTAGTTATCCAGTTTGATAGCCATATCCAGTTATCATCCCTACCACACGACGGACAGGTATCTTCCGTAAAAATTTCATCACAATTGTAACAGAATTTGGCTTTGTTTAACTTCATGGTTATATCCTCCCCACCCTTATCTTCTTATAAGTAGTCCTACTTTTAATGTATTGCCCCAGCTTTGTTTTAGGAATATACTTCTTGAGTTCAGTTCCAATCACCTTAACGACTTTGAGAGTTTCCTTCTTTAGAGCATGGGCTACTTTTATAACATCATATTCTACTTTTTCTTCTTCAGAGAGGATAATATAATGCTTATCCCCTAAATGCTTGCCAGGGTCAAGTTTTTCAAGTTTTTTCTTAATTTTATTCTTCTTTTTTGTAAGTTCCTTGATTTGTTCGTCAAGCTCTCCAAATTGATCAATTAATTTTTTCATTTTTCTGATCCTCCTTTCGTTTTTTCTCAAGATAATTCTTATTGCTATTTTTGTCAAGTAAAAATTTTCATTTATTGCCTAAAATATTGATTTCATTTAATAAAAGTTTTTAATTTGAAAATATTTTCATTTTTTGCTAAATTGAAAACATGGATTCCGAATATTATTTGCCAGAACCAAAGGAGTTCACTGATGAAGAGCTGGATGGTTTCGACCAACTCTCCACGAGAATAAGGAAATTCTGCCACTACTATGCCAAAGAAAGGAGACCTTACAGAAGTGCTGTAAAAGCTGGGTATCCCAAAAAATATGCTCAGCAAAAAGCAATGTCCCTTCTAAGAGATCCAATTGTAAAAAGATATATTGAATATTTGCAAAAGAGAATTGCCCAGCTTGGTGAAATTGACAGAAACTACATTGTTTTAAAACTAAAGTCACTTGTAGAAAGTAAAGATACAAGTGATAATGTAAAAGTAAGTGCATTAAATACTTTGGCAAAGATGGGCGGATTTCTCCACGAACAATCTGCTCCTCAAACTTTTATCTTTAACGTATTAGGTTTATCCAACCAAGAAGATAACCAACCCTACCCTGTTAACTCCCAATTTGACTCAAATTTTGAAGATCAATAAAATTTAGCAAAAATCAAAAGAAAGGAGGATTTAGTTATGCTTACAAGGGAGTATTATAAGCTACACATTCACCATTGTGCCCGTCCTCGTCCACAGGATATTGACAAACAGTATATGTTTGACCAAACAGCAAAGGAATTTAATTCTCTGGATGAGGTAAGAGATTTTCTCAAAGAGATGTATGGAAAAATCCCACGTCCCCATAAGGATAACAGAATTTACTTGGAGGGGAAAAATGGAACGGTTATTGAATGTGGGTTCATCTACTCGTTCTGGAATAAGGATTGGAGTCATGGCAGTAAGTCATGGTGGCAGGAAGACTGGATACATATTAGCCACGTCAAAGAAGAAGTAAAGTTTGTTTTAGATTTAGACAAGGAGGTGTAGTCATGTTTACAAGGAAACAGTATTTAAACGGTGAAGTATCCCATGATGAGTATTATTTGGAAATAGCCAAAGAAATAGGAATTAAGCCAGATGAGAAAACAATTGAGAAAGTGAGAAATGCTTTGCGAAAGGGGGATAAACATCTTAATACTATCCCCCTATACTTCTGGGATATGTGGGCAGTAAGTGTTTACTGGTATAACAGGGAATATGTTATCAGCATATTTACAAAAAGGGGGGATCAATTCTCCCAAGCTGGGTTGGTGTGTGCTTTAAAAGCTATATGTAGGTATTACACTAAAAAATCTTCAAAGGAGGTGTGATCATGCAAGAAATAGAGATTTTACAAGAAATAACCAAAAATTATAAAGACCCACAAAAATTTGCCTCACTTGCTAAGTCATTAGGGTATAAAGTTACGAAATACAGTGTTATACCCCCAAATGGCAGAAGTAGTGCCAGTTTGAAGAGATCCTATTGGCTTAATTGGCTTGTTACAGATATAGCATTATCTAAGCTCGAAATTGAGCCTCCAGATAGACCAAAACCTGACTTTATTGATGTAGATGGAAAAATAAACTCTTTACCCTCCATTGGTATTATAAAATGCACTGAAAAAGGTAATCCTGCTAATCCTGCCGAATTTGATAGGTTAGGTTCTTTTATTGATGGAGCTGTAATGGGAGATAAATATGACAAGCTCGAAGCTCTGCGTGAACAATTCCATCCTAACTTTGCCTATGAAGCCAGACTTTACTATGATCCTCATGTAACCCATGTAGGAAAACAGACGATTAGATTTCGTCCTGCTGGGTGGGGGTGTGTAGTAAATGGAATTAGAATTTGCAAACCTATTTTATGCCTAAGCGACCTTGTAAATGGTGCAAAGTCTGGCTATACAGTTTGGAAAGATGGGTTCTGTGTAAAAGGTCAAAAAGCTCTTGAATGGACAGATCTTACTGTTCATTTCAAGGACTATTTTAGATTTGACCTTTTACTGGTGGACTATCTAATAATTTGCTTGGAAAATGGCATAAAAATCTTTAGAACAAAAAAGGAGGTGTAATTATGGCCAAAATTTTTATCACAACAACATTTTCCCCATCTATGATGAGAGGGGACTCAGTGGTGGTAGTTCAGGAGGTAGATGAGGCCGTGTTCTGGGCGGAGATGTTCAACGTTAATACTACAAATAATGAGATTGTCCCTGCCATCGGACATAAGAATACGGCTAATATTATTAGACGAAGGATGCCAGATTTCATATCTAAGGCTATGCCTGAAAACATTTTCAATAGGGTTAAGATTGAAATGGGAGACGGAGATTGGGTATTTGCAATCATTCCACAATTTAGGCCAGACGAGACAAGGGAGTTTACAGACGAAGAGGTCAAGAAAGCAAAATTTAGATTTTTTACAATAGCATAGGAGGGAGGAATATGATTTGTGTTGATTGTAATATATCTATGATTAGGACGAAAGAGGGGTATTTGTGCCCCAAATGTGGGAATTACAAAAGTATTGGAGGATGTCCAATATGTGGGTATCCTCAAATGATAGACCACACTTGTGTTAAGTGTGGATTTAAACTTCTTCTATTAGAGGAGGTAAACCATGTTAAGAAAGGAGGATTTCTTAAATCTCCATGAGGAGGACATGGAGAAAAAGATAGTGGGAGGAAAGATTAGAAAATTATTCTCCATACAATTAGAAGATAGGCAAACTCTCTATATGTCATACCCATTCTCGGAGGCTGGCTGGAAGCGATTTAAGAAGGTAGCCAAAGGGTTACGTGTTAAAGATCTGATTTGCAAATAAAATTTTTGCATGATAGAATTGTCAAAAAATCAAGAAAGGAGGATTTAGATATGAGGACAGTATTTAACACAAATGAGGATGTGATAAGAGCTTGGCTGGAGGGTAATGAACAAGCAAGAAATAGGCAAGGAAGTCTTCATGCAATAGGCAATATTTTGAAGACTTATAACGAAATCCTTGCCATAAGGATTGAGGATACAATTTTGATAAATGGGGATCAGTATTCCCCTACGTCTAATCGACATAGGTATTTAGTGCAGAGATTGGCTGTAAATGCAGTGACTGTTTCTTACAGTGCAGTTCTTAACATTATAGCTATGTTTGCTCTCGGCGACTATCTTGGCACGGAATCGAGACTGAAAGAGCTTGTAGTTATCGATAAAACAAAAGCCAAAGAGCTTGGAGAAGAATACCGACTTATAGGTGAACAGTATAAGGAATATCCCCCAATTGACCCCGACAACCCAAAGGAGTTTACTACAGAGGAGTTTGAACGATACGTTAGATATCTCAGAACTAAATACAGTGAAGTGCGAGTCTTTACATTTAAAAATGGGGATAAGCGAGTATATGCCCACACAGCAGAGACGGTTTTGTTATCTTATCATGGACTCCACATTCTGGCTGGGTTCGACGATCAGAGTTACTTCGCTTGTGCCTTACCCGAGCCTACTAACACGGTAGAGGAAGCATTCGAGGTTCTCAAACCAAAAACTGTAGTTAAGGCTATGGCAGAAGGGAAAGAAGTATTGAGACAAGGTGAATGGTTTTTCATCAAGGTAGCAGATAGTCCAAAAGAAATCGGTTTAAGAGATAAAGATTTTAGAGTTAAGTCTCTGCCAAGATTAAGAGGACAAAATCCTCATAAGTGCAGAATTGCTATTAAAGATGGAAAAATTTACTGCACGGGACTTGTAAGGCATGGAGCACGGGAGCATACTCCCGTTAAACTTGAAGGAATTTATACTCCAGTAAGAAACAATGAAATAGTTAGTGCCACAAGTAATTACAGGGTGGACTAACTATTTGGAATTATTAGGATATTTATGTAAAATATCTGAAAACGTTTTCATTTTTGCCCTGCTCTATACGGGTGGGGCAGTTAAAAATGATTAAAAGGAGGTGTATTATGGCAGAAATAGTGAAACTTCATATTTACTATAACCACAAGGGAACTTACGTATATTTGAGTGATCATATGGCTTTAAGACTCCTCTGGAAAGTCTTTAAACCTTCTGTTCCAGAGTGGGTCAAAATTACCATAAATAATCTTGAGACAGCTTTGTCCTATTCTAACAAGGCAGAGGAAAAAGGAGGAAAGAAATGAACAGACAGCTATGTTGCCCTTTTTGTGGACATGACGTTTTTATAAGAAAAGAGAGGTCAGAGGCTCTGCTCCACATTTGGGACGCAGGAGATCATACCTATGACGATGTTATCCAATTTCTCGAAGAGGAAACCGTATATTTTTGTGCCAAATGTGGAAAAGAAGTAACAGACGAAGAATTAGCATATAAAAAATAGATTTTATGCCCTCTACCACCTGAACAGCCAATTTGATTTTTATTTCCAGAAAATTTTATGATTTAAAAAAACTTTAAGGAGGTTTGTTATGGAAGGATTAAGAGTTAAGATTAAGAGGGAATATGTGTTTAACAATGAACATGTAGCACCTTACAGGTGCAAAGTTACTGTTTACTTGCCGACGGAGGACAGAGACAATGTAAAAGAAAAAGGACTTAAAGCAGAAGTTAAAGATTTTAATACAAGATTGTTGGGGGAGCGGTTAAATTGGGACTGGGGATTTTTAAATGACAATAAAAAATGGAGGTTCAGAACTGAGACGGTAGCATCGTCTAAGGACTGGGATGCCCTAAGAGTTAAGGTTATAGAACTTGAAAACGAGATATTCCAGAAGCTAAAGGAGGTCAAGAAGAAAAATGAAGAGGCAATAGCAAAAAAACCCAAAGACGAAGAGGTAATGGTTATTCTCTAAGCACATAAGCCCTGCCCTATGGGGTGGGGCTATACAGCAAAATTGATATATTACTTTCAAAAAAATTTTTAAGGAGGGAGCTATGATTATAAAAAAAGATGGAAGTTTATATAGTATAGAAGGTTTAGAGAGAGTTATAACTCTCAAACATGACGAAAACAAAAACATCTATGCGTCTGTTAGGACACACTTCAAGAATAAAATACAGTTACCGTTAGCTGTTAATGCTACATCCTATTTTAGACTGGAGACATTTAAGACCACTTCAGTGGGGACATTTGGATTAAGATCCCCAATTGATCACATATTTTGGAGCAGTGTGCTCCATGCTGATTTGCATAACTATGGCAAGGGATGGACATTAGATTTCCCATCCACTTGCACCTTTCCAGTGGAAGTATTAGGAAGATCAGTAAGGTATCCCTCTGAGGAGCAATGGAGGGAACTGGAATCCTCTTTTCATTTCTTATGGGAGGAAGAATGGCTATGGTGCATTTATGTAAAGAACATGGTAGTTTCAACAAAGTTGAAGGTCATTGCAGATGATCTCAATTTTGTTGAAACTATGTTAAAAACTTTAGATTTTCCTTCAGAGATGAAGGAAAAGGCAAGAGTCATAAAGAAAGACGTGTTTTCGTGGGGCAAATTATTCCACGAAAACAACAAAATAGTAGGAGTAAGTGTTCGGGGATGGGAGGAATGGCCTGTCCACAAAATAGGCTGTTCTTTCTACCATGTTAAAAGGACACAGGAAATGCGTTGGGAGGCAGGTGATTACCTCAACTCAAAAAAATATAAGAAAAACCTCTACCTGCTTTTCCACACAAAGCTGAGAGGAAGAATAAGGAAAGTAATTCTTGCTCAGTCTCTAAAGGATAAATGGTTTATTCTGGTTAGTAAGGATAGTTACCTTCCTTTCCCTAAAAGATGGTAGGGCACATGTAAACTATTACTGTCATTTATGTGAAAACGTTTTCACTGGTAACAGCGAATTTGATTTTTGATTTTCAATTCTGTTATGATTGCAGAAAAACAAAGGAGGGAGCTATGAAAATTTACTACCTTAAAGACAAGATCCCTCAGTTTGAGGGATCTTTTAAACCACCCATTAATAGTATGGGTGGTTGTGCATCCCACTACTCCATAAAGTGGGATGATGTCAAAAAAGATGACGATGGCAGGGAGTATATAGCCATTGTCATTATCCCCGAAAGCCATAACTTCGGGGAAGGGGATTGGGATAGCACCTATGAATTCTATCAGTGCTGTTATTGTGGGAAGGCTCTCTACAAGGGAGCTTTCCACAAATGTGTAAGGCAGAAACCCATTGGCTACTATGCCGATGGGACTCCTTATTGGGGGATTTGATTTGAGGCAACAAAGTTTGTTATGATTGCAAAAAAATTAAGGAGGGCTACTATGAATCACAGGAAAGCTATTGGCCGTATTATGGCCGAAAGAGGGATTAAAAAACGAGACATCGATGATTTTATTACAGGTTGTTTTAAGGTGGGGGTAAACCCCTGTCCCCACATAAGACAAATATTTTTCCCTTTTGAGGTTGGTTTTACATTTGTTGGTGCACATTTCCCCTCTGTAGAAGAGGGAGGAGTGCATATCATTGTAAAGAAAAATGAGGATCAGGGCTGGATGGAAATAAACTTTTAGCCCTGATCTTTAACCCCTGCTCCACATAAACCCCCTACAGTGGGGATGACCCCCACACAGGAGGGCAAGACTTGACGGAGTAGGGGTTATTTTTTTGCCCTATTACTCTACACATAAGAGGGAAGGGAATAGGGCAAAAGGTGGTAATACCTGATTTGCATCTTCAAATTGTTTTTGTTATGATGCAGAAAAAATCAAGGAGGTTTGTTATGTTAGAGCTTACATTTAAGGATGTAAACAAGTGTTTTATCAAGTCATCTGACAAGTCATCTGAATTAAAGGAAGGGAAGTTAATTTTTTCAAAGCAAGGGCTGACTTTCAATAACAGGAAAGTAAAACTTGAGAAAGTAGAGAAAGACAGGAGCTTCCAGCTTTGCTACATGAGATTAGAGATTGAGGATATGGTTGTTCAGGTTAACGTCTTTATTCCAAAGAGGAAGCAAAAGAAAGCTTCCTCCAAACCTTCCCTTATTTAATTTAATCCTTTCTATTTTTCCTTCCTCACTTGGGCAAGGTTCAATCCTTGCCCGCCCGCCTTAATTCTCTTAAATCCCAGTTAAGTATTAAGACCCTACCCTATCGGACACAGGGGGAAGTTATATTTAAGGGGTGGGTGTTTTTTATAAACCTACAATAGAAATCAGGAAATATTTTTTGACATTAATAACATCTAAAAATATAAACCTCTTAGAGAAATTACAAAAAATTTTATGACAAAAATGTTGGATTTAACTTCTTATAAGAAATAGGTTTTATGTTAGTTTTCCCCCGACTTACTTGCCCACACACAAGTGAAAACGTTTTCACTTTTTATTTGAAACGGATATAAAACATCGTGTTTTTCCAAATTGAATGCTGAAACATTGTTCCAAAGAAAAAGTGGGGTATTTCTGAGAACATCCTAACCCCATTTTTGACATATACTTTTCTTATACCATCACTCCATTGAGCTGATTTTCTAATGAGTTTCTTATTCTTTCAGACCTTAGTTTTACTTTGTCTACACCATATATTTCACATGGGCAATGACAAAATAATTTTTTACTGTTGCGTATTTTGGGAAATAAATGAAAACATATTAATTTGCAATCTTCTTTACTAAAGAAAGGGCAACGTCTCTTCTGATCATTTTTACACATAGATAGCCATCTTTTAATTCCAAACAATACAACTGCTTTATCGTTCTTTGTCCATTTCATATTTATTTCACTCTATTTCATTAAGTCCTTCTTTAAATAGTAAATTAGCCTTTATTTCTTGCCTTGTAAGCTTGCCATACCGTCTTGGATTGCCACAACATATTGGGTTAGAGCAAAATACTCTTGTCTTACGTGCTGTCTTGTCAAGCTTAGGCAAGAAAATATCATTTGGTTGCCACCAAGGGTATACTATTTTCACCCACTTTTTGGCTATTTTATCAGCTATGTAGAGTCTAGGACCTATCATGACCAGACCCCCAATTTATGTGCCATGTATCTCTGTATTTTATTACTTTTTTAGCGAGTATTAAAGAGCCACCTTCAAGAGGAACTTTAGCATGAAGCCATGTGTCTCCCTCTGGAGAATCATGAACTTGAATAGCAAAATAAACAATGCCATGACCAGGGTATTTCCCTGGTTTAAACATAACAAATTCATGGTAGTCATCATACCAGTATTGTTTGTCTCTATATTTTGGGTTACCACAAAGCATCCAGACTAAGTATTTATTCCATGCTCTCATAAGTTTATGATCTACTTCATCTTCTTTTTTCTCAACGGTAACAGTTATATCAATATGAGTATAACATACAGGGCATATTATCTTTCCATATTCTTTTATCATTTTTACACCTCCTTTTCATGATGTATCCATTCTTTGTAAGTTGGTAGTGGTTTACCAAAAAATCTTCTTATTGCTTCCCAATCGAACCAGATTTTATAGTTATCACAATGACATTTGCAGTCGTCGCAAACGTCCCACATATCCCTGCGTCCATCTTCTTTCTCCATGTAAATAGCATAAATTCTTATCCATATTTTCCACCAGGGCCTTGTCCAGCATGTTGCAAATCCGAGAAATTTTTTAGCCACTATCATAAGCTATTCACCCCTAACAACTTACATATAAGCAACCTGAGCCATGTTATAAGACGTTTCATAATACCTATTACTCCCAGTAAGGATTTAACTCACTTAATATAAGTATAAAATCAACACTTTATAACCCTTCAACTTCTTCATATGTTTCTCTAAATATATCGGGTTTACAAGGGTAAGCCTCTCCTTTTACCCCAATAATTATATAGTCTCTAGGTAGGGCTTTATGATCTCCTTCCAAAGTTGAAATAATTAAATTGCCGTCTTTGTCCATCTTAACTTGTCTGGGAATAGTATCCTGAATAATCTTAAAAGTTTCTTTTTCACCGTCCCACTGTATTGCCTCAATAATAACTGGCTTCTTTCTGTATTTTTTAAATTTATTATCCATCACTTTTTCCCTCCATATATATTTTACAAATGGCATTCTATATAAGTTCAAGTCATCAAAGTCATTATCTATTTCGTGTAACCCTTTCCAGAATACTTCGTCATAAAGTGGCAGTGGGTCTGGCTCTATAAGCCTTTCCTGCTCCTTCTTTTTAGCATCAAGTCTTTTTCTTACTTCTTTTCTCAGTCTTTCCAGATCCACAATAAGAACTCCCTATGTAGTCTTTTTGTTACCACCACACACATCGCATACCCTTTCAACATAATTCCCCTCCAAAGATTTATTGAGTCTTAATACTTTGACAGTTTTTATATCCTTGCCTACCCTGATAACTGTTAAAACATAGGTCGGTGGTTGATATCCTGGTTCAACTTCATCAAATTTATCGCTATATCCTATCATTTCCAGAGTGTCGTTCCATGCAAGATATTCAACTCTGACTGGGAAGAATCCTATTAAACTCAGAATTTTTTGTGCTTCTTTCCAATCCTTCTTCCAGTTAATTAACTCTCTACTAAGATAGATTTTGCCAATTTTTCTCTTGTCCATTGTTATCTCCTTCTTACATATTTTACCTCTATTAAATTGTTTTCCAGTAAGAAGGATGCCAAAGCACGAGCAAGAACCACAACCGCCCTTGTATCTGAATCATCAACTTTTTCAAATATTGGTCGAATGCTGTATGCCTTTCCTATGCAGTGTAGAATTTCGTGGATTAAACTTTCGAGCATATTTTCAGGGCTTATTGGATCGCCATCAACAGTGTCTGCAACTCTTATTTCGGAATTGGTAATGACCGACTGTCCCATCAGATGGTCTACTTCTTTAAATTTATAAGGAATGATAACCTTATATCTGAACCCAGCAATCTTTAGTGAATCAAGAGTATTGAGATTTAGTATCATACTCCTCCCTCCATGTTTTATTTTTTTACTTCTTGCCTGAGTATGTCTATGTCCATTTCAATCCAAATAAAATAATACTCGTATAAGCGAAAGAGCTTCTTTTATTAAATCATCATAACTTTTTTTATCATAATCAGAGTTCTCTTTTTGCTTACCTTCATTTGTCTTTGTATTTTCCATAATTACCTCCCATTTTCCCCTAACCTTTGTTTAGATATTTCACAATATTTTTCGTTTATTTCTATTCCAATCCATTTTCTGTTTAATTTATCTGCCATCTTCAAAGTAGTTCCACTGCCACAAAGAGGGTCTAAAACAATATCTCCTACATTTGACCAACTTATTATATGATCATGGGCTAATTGTTCAGGAAAAGTTGCTGGGTGCTCATATGCAAAATTGTCTGAGTGTGCAAAACCCTTTCCATTTTTTATTTTCCAAACGTTAAAACGCATACCATATTCCTTAACAATAGTCTTACCTCTATTTTGCAGACTACCATCTTTTCTTCTTGTTGTGGTGTTACCCCATGAACCTCCAGTCCATTTGTTTTTTCTATCTTTTATAGGGTTAAAAGTTTTTGGTTTTCCTTTGGAAAAAACAAACATATAATCAAAAACTTGATGATACCTGTTTATAGAAGGAAAATTAAAACCTGTTTTTTCATAAATCATAGTATCATGTAAATTAAATGAACATTCATCTTTAAAATATAATGCTTGCCTAAAAGAATTTCCTGTTTCACTTCCATTTATAGTAGCATTGCCTACAACCCAAACAATAACACCACCTACTTTGGTTATTCTGCGAAGTTCTTTGGCAACCAACTTAAACTTTTCCATATTCCAAACACATTTAAATTGCTTAATGTTTTTATGCCCATAAAACCTAAGATTATCATAAGGAGGTGATGTAACTATCATATCTATGATTTCTTTTGGAAATTCTTTCATTACTTCTAAACAATCTCCACAATATAGAATTCCATTATTAGTCTCAAAATACCTATTTTCTTTTGGAAATATATCTTTCCAGCTATAACTATCTATTATATCTCTTTTCTTATTCCTTTTCACCACCATACTTTTCTCCTCATAGTTTTTACTTTCTCTTCCTCCTTTAGAGACTCTTCCATTTTATTATATAATCGTTCCAGAACTTCATTGAAAACTGATTCTTTAATCTCTGCCTGTTCTCTTATAACATATCCATAAGGACTAAAAAGACCATACCCTTGAAAAAGATTTAGATAATTACGCATAACCTTTACCCAACCTCCTCTTTGCAAGATTCCAAGTATAATCGTATAGATGGAGACCCTTGCTCATAGAAACCATCTCTCCATCTTCTACACCTATTTCACTTGCCATGTATTCTTTTAGAATCTGAAGAGCACCCAGATTGGCTGGATAGCCATTCCATAAGTCCCATGACCTAAAATAGACAAAAAAGTGTAGTTTTCCATATCTTATTCTGGTATCTATTCCTCTTAAACATGGAGGGTCTTCCATATATATGGTCTCTGGATTCCCGACTGTCATGTATGCTTGATTGGTCTCTTTGGCATTTTTATACATTTTTATTACTTCTTGAATTTGAGGCTTCAAAAATGTTCCATAAGTATATTCTTCAAATTCTGATTTTGTGTCTTCAAACAAATAAGGAAGATAATTATTTAAATACTCTTCAGTTACTGGTTGTGGAATACCGAGAGTTGGGGGTATCTCTGGGAGTAAAGGTCTTGTGCCAGGGTATTTTATATTAATAACTACAAAGTCGAGTTCTTTTCTTTTTTGTCCTTCATAACTTCCTTTCTGGATAGTATATTCCCGACCTTCATTTATTACTTTGCCAAGACATTGAAACCATGAATCAGGCAGGTCTCTTGCTTCTATAAATGTTATTTTCATATATCCTCCTTTCAAGTGAAAACGTTTTCATTTTTTCTTCTTCTTTTTCTTTTTAAGTTTACCTAATGTCAAAGCAAGTCGGGCTTCTCGAGCAACCAAACTGCTTCCTTTTTTAGCTTGCTCCCTTATCCATGATTTTTTTATAGTTCCATCCTTACTTATAGCACCAGCCCTTTTAGCTTTTTCTCTTAATGCTCCCTTTCTCTTGATAGCTCCACTAATCCAATTCTTCTTTTTCCTTGACATAGACATTCTCCTCATAAGTTTTTGCTTCTATCCCACTATAAGGATATGTTTCCTCCTCTTTATGATACAAAGCATATACAATTACTGAATATATAGCAAAATCTAATAAAGTATCATCAAGACTTTCATTTTTTTACCATAGGAGATTGTCCTCTAATCAAATTACAGGCTCTTGAATATTTATCCTGCAATCTAATAAATGCACCCTTCCAAGCTGGGACACCAATTTTCTCACTTTCATAGAAGTTTCCAAATTCCTTATCACCTGAATAGTCTCTATCTTTCTTTTTATGCAAAGCTTTCATCTTTTCCAGAACTTCATTGAATTTCATCTTCTTCTACCTCCTCTGTATCATAAAATATCTCATATAATCCATTACTTATTTCTTTTAATACATCTATTAATCCAGCCATTTCTTCAATAGCAGAATCAATAGCAGTCAATTCATCAATAGTATTTCTTATGTCAGTTATTAACTCTTCATTATCTAATTGTCTTGCAACTTTTTTTAACTTTTCTATAATTTCTTTTATATCCATAATTACCTCCTTAATTAATTAAATATTAAACCAATATGTTGATATTTCTTTTCCCTGATACTACTTGGTAAAAAAATTTCATCTGTTTGAGGTTCGATATACCATACAGTATTATTGTGGTCTATAAAACAATTAAAAGCATGTCCATCAGCCCACACAACAAATACAGCAAATTCATCCCAACCTGGGATTTGCAAATCTCCAAGTAACTTCAAACTAAAATTTCGGCAAATATATGTTTTAGTATAGGGAATCAAATCAGTTGGGTTGGCTTTTAGAAATCTGTTCATATCCTCATTATCAATTGGAAAGTAATACTTTCCACCCAGTATTAGTCTTGCTCCAGAAACATCAAGTTGCTTTCTGAAAATTAAATAGCAATCATCTCTTAACAATCTTCCCCATTTTTCTGGTGGTTTTACAACATTCCTTGCAATCTTTTTTGCAAGGGCAAATTGCAAAGCATCTATCTCTTCAACCAAATGAGAACAAAAAGTTTTACATATCCAATTTCTAATATTCATTTTGCATCCCCTTCGAGAAGAAATATAATCATTTGTAATATTTTTGTCAAGTAAAAACTTATGTCAAACTGTTTCTATCCAAATTATATAATAAAATCAGATAATTATTATAAACATTTAAAGTAACTTCTAATTTCTCAAAAATATTCTTCTCATAAAATTTTCAAGTGTTTTCAGATACTTACATAAAATAGTTAAAGTAGAAAAGCAGGTCTATATATAATAAATCTCTAACAAAATCAAATAGTTAGTCCAGATATTTAAAATAACACTTTAATACCTTGAAAATTGACAAAATTGCACTATCCTGATTTTGTAAATAAATTCAATTATTTAAAACAAATATTTAAAGTAATACTTTAAATTTCTATGATTTTAAATATTTCTAAATTTAATAATAAAATCAATATATTAAGGCAAATATTTAAAGTAAACAAGAAAGAGAAAGAGAAAGAGAAGAAAGAAAGAAGAAAAAGAAAAAAGAAAAAGAAAAGAAAGAACCAAAGAAAAGAAAAAGAAAAAAGAATAAAGAAGAAAGAAATAAGAGAAAGAGTAAAGAGAAAGAATAAAAAAAAATAAAAAAATAAAAAGACTAATAGTCTATTACACTATTAGTGTATTAGTAGGGAGACCTTCCCTATAGTCTATAATAGTTATGGTTTCGCCCCCGTCCCGAAAATTTTTTGCAATTTTTATCTTGACATTTGTATTTCAAATGACTATATTTATGACAGGAGGTTTTTATGAGAACAAAAATGAAGAAATTGAGAACAGCAGAAATCAGGAACAAAATTATAGATTTTTATTACAGAGATTTGCTTCCCCTTCAGAAAGTTTGTGAAAAACTGAATTTGAGAAGAGGAAC